CGTCAAATGCGTTCGCATCTCGCCACACAAAAGACGACGCCTGCGGGAGCCTTACGGTGCCAGAGAAAGCTGGGGATCTGCCGATGGCAATTCCGGATGGAATGTATCCAGCCCGGGACTGCGCGGTCCTCGGGTTGTAGAGCGTCGAATAGACATCCTGAAAAGCTGTCGCAATCGTGATGTGACCAGCGTCATTTGGATGCACGTTGTCGCCGGACATCTCAGTGTACTCATCGAACCATTGCTCACTCGGAACGTAGTACACCGCCAACCCGTCTCCGCGCAGCGTATCCACCACATCGCGGATGTTGCCTGCAAACTGTCCGGCCGCGAGGTCCGATCCGCTCCCACTGTAGGTGGCCTGCCGAAGCGTGCCGGAAAACAGCACAATCGGACCGGTGTTTTGGATAGTCCTGCGCTGCCCATTGCCAGCGACCCACAGCACTCCAGACGGCGTCGAAACAGAGGCTCCGGTTGCGGTCACGACAACCGTGTGCTTGGACGACATCCCTAGCGGAATGCGAACTACACGCGGCATGTACCAGAGCTTTCCGTTTCCAGCCGGCGAAATGTACGTCGGGATGTTGGCGTCAGTGCCATTGTCCCATGTCCGATTCCCGTATCCGCCGGTCGCCGCAAACGTGCCGTAGTTGGTTCCGTTGACCGCAATAGAAACGGACCCGAAATCATTCGTCGCCGTGACGATGTAGGCCACGTAGACCGTATCTCCGACGATGTTCGTGAAGGTCAACGTCGCCGTCGAACTGGTCGCGGTCACGAATCCGCCCAAGTTCGTGTTTGCCGTCCACGTACCCGACGCGGTCGCGGCACTCGCAAGGCTCTTGTTTGTCACCGCAAGCGCAACACCCAATGACAGGAAGCCGGCTTTCGAGAACTCCTGATAGGCAGCCGTGGTGCCGTAATCCCGCATCCCGTTGTAATCACCCATCCCAACCGCCCACACCTGCGTCCCCGTGATGGATGACGGCGCGGTAGCTACTGCGCTTGAATATCCGTTTGTGTAGATAAACGGCGGCTGGCTCTGCCAGTAATAGTCAATGATTCGACCGGATCCATACGCAAGGCGCTGCTCGGTCAAGCCGTTGGCAGCAGCAAACAAAGCCGGCCAGCTTTGAGCAAACGTCGTAGAGGATGCGCCGTTGGCAATGGAGTCGCCGAGTGTGTACAGCGTCGTCGAACCGGACGGCACTTGGAACCTGCGGTTGATCTGCGACTGGATCCCGTTGGTGGTCCCATCGAGGTAGGCAACTTCTGCCGCAGTCAGCGGCGTGGATCCCGCCGTCAGTATCTGCCCAAATGTCAGGTTGGTGTTGACGGTGTAGTTGTTGACCGTCTGTTGCGCCAACGCCGCGACACACGTCAGCAGCAAAACAAGAATTGTATTCATCATGTTCAAATCCAACCGGTGTTTGAGTATGCGCGAGAGCCCTTGATGTACATCACAGGAGCCGATTCATCTGTCAGGTCAATGTATGTTGACCCACCAACAGCGTATGTGTCCGCCTTTCCGTTAGGGTCTCCAAGCCCGGAAAGGTTGACTGGAATCCTGCGTCCTAGCAGGTCTTGAACGATGTGTGGATACTTCTTAATGCACGCCATTACCAAGGTGCAAGACACCCTGTCAACGCCACTTGCGGGCCACGAATCGTATTCTGTGAATGGACCACTCATGGTTTGGTTAGGAAATGCCAATGATCTTAGCGACAGCAACCTTCTCCTCAATAGAGAACCACTCCGGCACCACCCCGGAAATCGCGGCGTCCACGATGTCCCGGGCGTTGGCACGACGGGGCAGCTTCGGCTCCTCAACCACTGGGACGTATGGAACACCCAGCCGCAGTGCGGCGGCCCGCTTCCGCTCCTCGAAGGTGGGGCCTTCAGCGAGCGGGGCAAGCCACTCCTCAAGCGACACCTCTGGGTTGGACTTCTTCCACAGGGCGACCAACTCCGCAATGAGAGCAGGCACCTGCGGTAACAGGGCAGCAGCGATGGGGATCATGGGGATTTCGGGAGAGACAGGATGGCGGCGATGATGGCTTGCAGGGCGTCCGTGGCGGCACGAAGGTTGCGCTCGTCCTGCGGGGCGGACTTGTAGGCGATGACGGCGGCACGGAGGACGGTCTTCGCCTTCCGGTAGTCCTCATCCAGCGCCACGATCTTCCGCTCCTCGGCAGGCGTCAGCTTGCCAAGGACAGCAGCCACAGCGTAGGCGTCAAGGACGGCATCAGCCGCCTTCGTGGTGGTCTGGACAACCTGGAGCGCACGACGCTCCGTGGATGTGGTGGTGCAGCCCGTGAAGCCGCACAGCAGCGTGAGGCCGACGAGGATGGAGAAGATGAACCGTTTCACAGCTTGAGTGGGAGCTTGATGGAGGCGATGTAGTCCGCAAGGAAGGCAAACACCCTCCACGCAGGAGTGGACAACACGGAATTTACCTTGTCAATCCCGGCTTGATCCTTGTTCGCGGTCAACCACTTGGCCAGCGCGTTGATCAGCTCCTCCACCTTCGTGGAGATCAGCTTGAACACGAGCCGCGAGGTGCCGATCCAGGACAGCACCGCCACACCCCAGCCGTTGTCGCCGTGGAGGGCCTTGAGGATCGGAGTTAGGAGTTCGGTTTCGTTCATGGGGGCAGGGTGTACAGGCTACGGGGAGTTGGTCAAGATGGTCTTGGAGGCCAACTTGAACTCTTCCAACCCCTGCGCCAGCGACGGGACGAGGTTGGTTACCTGAAGCCACGTCAGGCTCGATGTCTTGAACGGAACACGGGCAACCACGTTGGTCCCGATCCGCGTGACGGTCTCATACGCGATGTCTGTTGTGACCTGCCCAACGTCGTCGAACACCAACACCACCATGCGCGGCTCTCGCGTGACGGTCTTCGTGACTGTTTCCGTAGAGACGACAACCGCCGTGGATGGCGTCGCTGAGTCGTCGGCTGAGATGCGTGACAGCAGCAGTGCTGCGAGTAAGATACTTATCGTTTTCATTGCTTAATAACTTGTACTCGGAACGTTTGGGACGGTGGGTCAATCGCGCCAGAAGACACGTTGTGCGCCCTGAGAGTGACAGTGTTTGCGGAGGTCACATCGCCAGCGACGATGATGCCAGCAGACGGCATCACGGAACTGACAATGACGATGTCGCCACCGTTAGCTCCAGTGACGGTTAAGGTTGTCGATTCGTTGGCCAGCGATGCAAGGTTTCCAATGTCCCACACCACGTTGCCGGGAAGCCCCTCAATGAAATACCTCCACGCGCCGGTCGTGCGGCCCGAGTAGCGGTCAACAGTCGAATCGTACCCGATCACTCGGCTGGCAGGAGAGGCGATGGCATCCCGCTGCGTCGTTGTCCAAGATGGCAACCCCAAGCCGCCGGACGTAGAATTGAAGGTGGCGACCGATCCAGATGCCAGAGAGCCTGATCCCGCAATCAGCGTGCCCCCCATCAGCACGCCGCCACCGTTGCTTTGGAGCGACATGGTAGCTGCGGCAGACGTAGAGCGGACAGTGACGTTTGCGGAGTTGCCCTGGATCTCCCAATTCCGATCCAAAGCGGTGCCGTACACGACAGTGAATCCACTTTCGCTTGTCGAGTCCGAGCGGAAAGTGGCGGTCGCGCCTCCTATGCCGCTGGGCATCGTGAACGTGGGCACGCCCTGATTGGAGACGCGGAAGCGGTTGGTGCCGCCGAGCGTGTAGAGATATGCGGACTTCTGTCCGCTGCCCGTCGCTGTCTCCGTGACCGCAACCGTAAAGCCGGTGTACCCGGCAGTACCGGATTGGTTGACGGACACCGGGAACGAAACCGAAATCGGATTCCCGGAACTGCCAGACATTTCCGGCAGCCTGCCTGTCGAATAACTGAGCGTATTCGTTGAGCTAAATCCACTGGTACGGTTCCAACGGATCGTGTCAGCCGCATACCACACATCCGCGACGGCACGCAATTCCGCAGATGCAACCGTGGCCTGATTGAGCGTCGCGCCGGAATAGTAGAGGTCGCGGGTTGCAAGTCCGCCGTTGATGGACACGAAACCGGCTGGAGTCGCGGTGGTGATGAGCGACCACGTCGTCCCGGATTGGAACGTTGAGTTGATGAACTCGAACTTGCTGATGTCGGCCGGGCGCAGGAACGTCATCACAGAGCCGGATGACGTGTTGCCGCTGAAGTGTTCAACGTGGAGACCATCGACAGACAGCATCCCGGCGCAGTAGAGCGCCCCGGTTCCGGCTCCAGACTCCAGATTTAGCGTGGTAAACACGTCCTGCCTACCCTCGCCAATCCGTAGGTTGTAACCAGTACTGCCGTTGTAGCCGAGCGGCCTGACGGTGACGGCACCAGAGGATGCGGACGAGTTGAGAACGAGGGAGATTGTGCCGGCACCAGAGTTCACGGCGGTCACCGTATGAAACACGCTGATGGTTCCTGTGAGTTGCACGATCTGGCCAACGAGAATCTGGTTGACGAACGATGCGGTCAGACCGGACACGACGACATTCGTCCCAGCGGTGACCGTCGCCGTTCCAGACTCCGAGTAGATCGGCGGCTGGTTTCCAATGTAGATGTCGCTCCAGTGCGACTGTGTTCCGGAGCCGGTTAAATCAATCCCGTCGATCTCATAAGTCAGCACGCGCAGGTTGTTAACCTCACATGATACAAATTCTGTACCAGAAGGGACGCGGATTCCGTAGGCGAACTTTGAAATGGCGACATTACGGATCTGGCTCAGATAGAGACCGGTCACCAGAATGCCTGCGGAACTGGTGTCAGTAGATGCGGCTCGTGGCGTGGCTGTGATGCTGATGTTTTCCAGCCTCGAACCCACGCCGCCAAGCCGGATCGCCGGTGAATTGGTGAGTGTCAATGTGAGCCGTGTGCCCTTTGTCACAACTGAACCGGAGTCAAATCCAGCGACGCCGTCACCAATCAATTGATGCCCGTAGCTGGACGCGACATCGTCCATTAGGATTGGGTTGTCTAACCGATAGTGTCCGTTTGGAAGATAGACCGCCCTTCCGGCCGCGTAATTGATAGCCGATTGGATGTACGGCTGATCGTCTTGGCTGAAATCCGCCTTCGCGCCAAACATCTTCACATTTATGATCCCATCACCAACCCAAACGAACCGCCCCGCGCCGCTCGTTGGAGCGATGATGGCGCCGGTATTGGTGGTCGAGGAATCGGACGGCAGCCACTTGAACAGCGCGCCGCCGCCATCGCCGTTTGTCCAATATCCGCCGGTCTGTATGAGCTGCCCACTATTGAGGTTGGTTGACAACGCAACCATGTCCGCAACCGTCGCAACCTGCATCGCAGCCTTGTCGATCTGCTGCTTGGTAGCGGTGGACGCCACGATGCGCTTGTTGGCGTCGATGACCACACCTTTAGACGAGTCCAGGTCTGGAGCGGTGGTGCCCCCAAACTGCCTCACCCACCTGCCTGTCACATACCCAGCGGCCTCGATGACGCCGTCGCCGGACGGGTCGGTGGAAGCATTGTCCCACACCCAGAAACCACTGACAGGCTGGGTCAAGGAAATCAGGAATCGCCCAAGCCTTGGATCCTGAGACGAGATGTCCTGCTCATCGGTCGCAAACTGGGTTATGTTTGGGAACACCCCTGTCGCGAACGTGCCGGCGTTGAGCACGCCAGTGTTCGTGGAGACCATGACGGTCCTATTGCCTTGGGCGACCAAGGAAACGACCGACAGAAGCAGGATGGACAGGAAACGAATCATGTGGTGATTTCGACTGGAATCAGAGATGGGAAGTTCGGGTCGGTGTCGTCCACGATCAGGCGGTAGCGGCGGACACCAGACAATGCCGGGATCTGCCCCTCCTCGGAGAGGATCTGGGCAATCAGTTCACGGTTCAACTTGATGCACAGAACCGTCTTCTGGCACTCGATGCGGTCAACGCGGCCGGCGTGGTGCCAGTTGTCAGTTCGTGTGAATGGGCCTCCAGCCATAGGTCAACTCTTGTTGGATCCGCCAAGCCAGCCCAAAGCGTGGGCCACCTTGCCGCCCAATGCACCACCACCTACCCCAAGAGTCAAGACCAGCCCGATGGCCCGCTGGCGCAGGTTCTCATGGGAGGCCACCTTGGACCGCATCTCCTTCATCTCAGGAAGGATGACTTGGTCGAGAATGGTGTTGGTGCGGACCGTGCCCGCCAGGATCTGGTCGAGCTTGTCCCGCATCTCCTTGAGGTCTGCCCTCGTTTCAGCGTCGGATGGCATAGGTCATTGCCTTTCACTGGGGCCGCGAGACCTCGTAGAAGCTGTACGCGATGGTGCCCGCGCTGGCCACGGAGATTTCCCCTTGGTAGTCCTCGATCCGGTGCTCACCTCCAGTGCCGTTGGCAAGCGAAGTTCCGACGGCAAGGACGAAGTGGTAGTCCGTGGTCGTACACCCCGGCCCCAGCTTCACATGAAGGTGGTTGACAGTGGCCTCGTTCTTGATGAAGGCAACCAACCTTCGGGGATTGGCTCCAGCCGCGATGGCCGCGCTGCGTGAACCTCCAGGAGACCTGACGAGTCCGTTGATCTTCGGAGAAGGTGTCGGGAAATTGGGGGTTGCTGAACGAGCCTCCGTTGGGGTGATCGTGTCAGACCGGATGCCGTCGGGAGAGGAACTCATGGCACAGGAAGTCTAAGGTTTGAGAGGATGGTTCGTCCATTGAAAAGGGGGCTCCCAGCTCCACCCCATCCAGGTGGTAGGGAGCCCCCGTGTTGACCGGCTACCGATCAGTCGTTGGACGGATCATTGCCGCCCAGATTCGTGTAGTCGCCGTACTTGTTCTCGACCTCCGGCACCGCGAACGCAACGTTCTCGATGACCAGCGAGGCAGCAGGGCACTTCACGTCCACCGTCCACTTGAGGAGGTAGTGGCGGATCGAGCGGACCGGGTTGTCCATCCGGCAGAACGCATCGGAGTTGATCTTCGCGAGGTCCTCGATGTTGCCGCTGGAGAGGTCCTTGAACCGGGACTCGATGACACCCATGGTGACGGTGTCCCAGGCCAGCAGCCAGATCATGCGGCCCGAGGTGACGAGCGCAGAGCTGGAGGAGCTGGCGCGGGCGTGGGCGTTGACGAGGTCGTCGAACGCATAGTGGCTCACGATGCGGAGCGTCACGGACGGGTAGTCCAGCTCAACCTCATCGTACATGAAGCCCAGCGGGGTCTTGCCCTTGGTGACGAACCGGTTGATGTCCACGTTGACGTTCAGCGCACCGCCGAACTGGGTCTTCAGGTACAGGAAGAGGCCCTGGAGGAGCAGCTTCTTGTACGCCGAATCCGTGACGATCTCGATGACCTTGGACTGGAAGCCATTGTCCGCACGGATGCGGACCATGTCGTACAGCAGGGTCTGGAGTTCGGGGAAGTTGAGCACGTCGCCCTGGAGGTCATAGACCCGACCGCACTCGGCGAGCTGCTCGTACACGCCCTTGACGTAGGCACGACGCTCGACGCAGCGGCCTTCGATGCCGGGGAGGTAGATGTACTCACCGAACACCTGGTCGCTGAACGAGGTGATCTGCTCCAGGTTGGGCCAGAGGGTCTCGGTCTGGTTGGCCTCACCCTTGCCGAACAGGAACGTGTGGGCGATCTGGTTCTGGAAGTTGGTGAGGACCTGCTTGTTGTACTCCGCCTCCTCGACGTGGTAGTACTCGCGGTAGAGCGGGTTGCCCTCGAAGAGGTACTTCCGGAACTTCTGGGTGTGCTCATCATTGCAGATGGCCCACCGGGAGTTCTGGATCCAGATGAGGTAGTCGCTCTTGAGGTTGAGCCGGGGGATGTTGTTGCACCGGGACTCGTAGGGCGAGCTGTTGTTCGCCAAGCTGATGGCAACACCAGCAGTCGGGAACACCAGCTTGGCGCTGGACAGCGCGGAGCCGGCATTGCGGGACCGGACATACACCCGGATGTTCGCGCCGACGACGGCCGAATACACGACGCGCCAGTTGGTGCGGGTCGAGTTGCCGGCGGAAGAGCGGCCGAAGATGCTGATTTCGTCACCCGCGACGAACCACGCACCATCGCTCGGGATCGAGGTCTGGGAAACGAGGTCGAAGTAGGCGTCGGCCGTGGTGCCGTTGACATTCACGGAGCCGCTGACGCCGGTCACGACGGTCCAGAACAGGTTGTTGATGATGCCCTTGCGGCGGACGCGAAGGAACGGCTCAACCTCCGTGATCCCGGAGTTCCGGCGCTTGCTGGTGCCGACGCTGGCCTGATAGGACTCTGCGTTGGCGATGATCCACTTGTAGAGCGGATTTTCTTGGACCTGGCAGGCCGAACCCATCATGTCCGCCTCAAGGAGGTGGGCCATGCCGCGGAAACGACCCGAGGAATCCTGGAAGATGGAATCGAGGGCGGTGTCCGCAACGGGGGCGACGTTGCACAGGGTGAGTCCTCCGCAGGAATCGAAGTCCTCACGGAGGAGAGGGGTGCACTTGCTGAAGTAGTCGGTAGGCATAGATTAAGACCTTTCGGCCTCAATCTTTACGCCCAGCCGATACGCTTGGCAGCATTCATCCTCGGATTGGCATTCGGGTCAGGACGAAGCGCGGAGGGGGCTGGTGCAGGAGAAGATCCACCCACCGCTGGAGCCGCACGGAACCCACTGTTTGCAGGCTGTTCCTGCTGCTTCTGGGATTCCTGCTTCGTGCCCTGTTGTCCGGAATTGCGGACATAGCCAAGTCGTCCAGCCAACTTCTCCAAGCGATCACGCTCTTGTGAGTAGAACCTTTGGCTGTCGAGCTTCATGCGATATGAAGCGTACTTTGTGATGTCTTCGCTCTGCACGAACCAATGGTTCTTCTGCTGGGCCTTGGACATCTTGGAATACTGCTCCAAGGTGGCGAACTTCCGTCCATTGCGGATCTGATCCTCCTCCGGGAGTTCCTGTAGACCAGCCTCGATCTCGGTGACGACCTCGCCGAGCCGGCGGCCGTCAGCCGATTCTGGATCAAACTTGGCTCCGTTGTAGGCGTACTCGGCAACCTGGATGACCGGGAGCCAGTGGTTGGCGACACCGCCAAGGATCTCCGCAGCCAACGGATCCTCGTCGGCGATCTTGGTCAGATCCTTGATCTTCGCGAACTCCGGGTTGATGGCGGCGGCGGCCTCCTTGGCCACGCTCGTGAAGGTCTCCGTCAGCTTGGGCGCCAGCTTCTCAACCACCTCCTTGTGGCGCTGCTGCTGGCGGATGGGAGCGATCTCCTTCTCCATCTCCTCGCGGGCCGTCTTCTTGGCACGCTCGGCGATCAGGGCCTCCTTGGCCGCCTCTAGGTCGTCCTCGTCGATGGACGGCTCGTTCTTGTCGTAGAACTTGGAGTGGGCGGCGTCGTCCGGGTCGAAGTCCTCGTCCGGGTGGTTCTTCTGCCACTCAGCCTCGTAGGCCGCCTCCTTGCGCTTGAACTCCTGGAACTTGGCCGCGACATCCTTGTACGACGGGTTGATCTCCTCCAGCTTCTTGAGCTGGGCCACAAGCCGTTCGTCCTTGGGTGAAAGCTCGATCTCGGAAGGCTTCTCGACCGGCGCAGGCTTCTGCTGCTGCTGGGCCTTCAGGGTCTCGACCAGCTCCCGGTTGCCTTCCGCGACGGCGTTCTTGATCTCGGCCGCCTCGGCCTTCTTGGACTTCTTCTTGCCGAAGATCGGGTTGACCGGCTCCTCGGGCTTCTTGGGGGCCTCGGCCTTGGCGTCCTGGGCGGCAGGCTTCTCCTCGGCGGGCTTCTCCTCCTTCTTCGGTTCGTCCTTCTTGGGCTCTCCTTCGAGCTTGTTGAGGCCACCGAACAGCTTGGCCGCCGCGCTCACCGCCCTGCCTACAGCCTGCTCCTTGCCTGCGGCTGAAGCCTCCTGTGGAGGCTGTTGGTTCTGGGTTTCGGTGGAGGCTTGCTGGGCGGCGTTCTCGATGGGATCAGACATGTGAAATAGGGAGATTCGTGGTGATGAACTGGTCCTTGTCCTTGATGAACAACTCCAGCACTTCTAGCGCATGACGGTACTTCTCGGCAAGAGCCAAATTACTCTTGGCCCCAAGCGGGATCTCACCCTTGATCAAGGCCATCGGATGGGACGCGATTTCCGTGATAGCCAAGGCTTCACGCAACGCGACATGGTGGGCCATGCAGGCCATCATGGCTTTCCCGCCTTCGGATGCGGCGAGCCAGTTCTGGGTCTGCTCGACCACCGGCCCATACACCGGCTCAATCTTGTGGGAGATCATGCCATCGGAACAGGCTGACCATTGGACACGGTCTGCTCAAGCTGGGCCACAAGCATTGCCAGTTGGTCGATGAACTTGCGGTTGTTCGCGTTCTCGCCAGCAACCTGCTGCACGGCTTGCCCGATCTGCTCGGACTGACCCGCCATCTGCTGGATGGCCTCACCGTTCGACATGATCGCCTGCTGGGATTGCTGGATGAACTGGGCCAGCGCAGCCTCAAGCTGCTGTTGCTTCTCGGCCAGCGGGACAGCGATCCCTTGGGTGATGTCCTGGCCGGCTTTCGCAAGCAGTTCGGATGTGACCTGCTGGGCCGTCTGGGCGGCCACCTGCTGGACGGCGGCCATGGCCTGCTGTTGCTGCTCCTGTTGGGCCGCTTGGAGCTGTTCGGGATTCGGCTGGTTGGCGATGGAGTCGGGCAGCCGGAAGTCCGTCGGAAGCTGGAAGAAGTCCGCAACCTCGTTGATCCGGTCGAAGAGGAACTTCGGACCCACCATCTGAACGATGGCCGGGTTGGACATGATCCGGTCCATGAAGTTCATCATCAACTGGGCCACGGCAGGCTCGTTCATCCGGGTGGACGTGTCGCGGAACATTCCGAAGCCGTTGAGCATCAGAAGGTTCTTCTTTCCGCTGACGCCAACGGTGTGTTCACCGTCCTCGACGATCTCGAAGCCCATCTCCTTGAGCAGGGCACGGCCGTCGCTGCTGATGTCGGCAACGCTGACGAGCACCTCGTCCGAATCGTACATGAGCATCGCCTCGTAGAGCATCTTCGCACGGGCGTTCATGGCCTCGTCGATGTACGAGCCGGTGAGCTGGAGGCGCTGCGAGGTGTTCTGGTTGATCGTGACGATCTCGGTGGCCGACTGCTGGTGGGACGCGGAAGCCCCGATCTCCTGCGGGGAGAACCCGAGGGCACGCTCCACCATGTTCAGTAGCGCGTTGATGGCGGACAGCACCTCTTGGGTGTTCTGCGCCGGGAAGTTCAGCGGCTTCAACCCCTCTCGGGCATCACCGACACCCATGTTCTTCAGCTCACGGCTGTCCACCGGGATGAAGTGGAGGCCGCGGAGGGCGTTCTCGGACTCGTTGCGAACGTCCTTCAGGGCGTCCTTGGACACGATGTCCGCATCGTGCATGATGATGCGGATCAGGTTCTTCTTCACCGACAACAGGTACTGGGACAATAGGTTGCCCATGTGGTCCTGGAACGGGAGAAGCTCTTGGCCGATGCCGGACGGGTTGGCCCGGTTGCCGTCGGCGTCGTACTCGTAGACCACCGCAGGACAGTACGCCCACGGCTTGACGTGGACCACGGTGTTGCCCGCGTACACGAACCGGAACCACACCGGGGAATCGTAGTCGAAGAGGTCGTAGTCCTTCGGGTTCAGCTTCCGGAACATCACCGTCAGGTTGACGGCCGAGTCGCTGTGCTCCGAATACTGGTAGCGGAACGCCTTGTCCTCACGGTCGTTGTTGGATCCGGAGGCGGCAATCGAGGGGAACTTCGCCGCGCACGGGTACAGCTCCTGGTACAGTCGGAACTGGGCCGATTCCTGCCACGGGTTCTTCCCGTTGGTGTTGATCTGGATGACGTCGCGATTCCAGAAGTCCTTGTTGTCGTAGACCTCCTTGAACCGCTGCGTGGTCCAGTAGCCGGCGTAGCTGACACCCGTGTCGGTGTTGAGGGTGTGCAGCGGTTTGGTCATGTCGTAGAAGACACGGGCCGGATGGGGGATGACGAACGGAACGCCCGACTTGGTGATCACTTCCTTGCCGTCGATCTTCTGCTTCTCGACGTGCCATTCCTGCTCGGCGAAATTCATGCAGATGCCGTACAGCAGGGCGTTGTGGATCGACTGGCGCTCCACGGCGGCGTAGCCCATGTCACCGGACTGCTGGTCGATGCGCGAGGTGATCATCCGCGCCTTGAGCTTGCTCTTGTGGGAGAGCACACGCGGCTCCAGCTTGTACAGCGGGTACACGTTGCGGTCGTTGAAGAGCTTCGCCCACCGGGCCTTCAGGTAGGCGGCCACGATGGGGACGTACACTGTGAAGAAGGTGGGCAGATGGATGTCCATCGCCGCATCCTCGGCACCGCAGGGCTGGTTGTTCCAGTTGAGGAACTTGCCCTCGGAGTTCACCCGCCGACTGAGCATCCGGTCGAGGTTGAAGTCCTTGGCCAGCTTCAGCACATCCTGGCGGCTGGCCGAGTTGTTGGACAGTAGGCCCCTGGCGTAGCTGTAGGTGATCTGCTCGGACGAGATGTCGTAGGCGCGGTCGATGGCCCAGAAGTCACGGGCGCGGTCGAGGGTGCGGGCGATGCCGTCGTCAATGCGCGACTGGTCGGTCGACAAGAGGTCCCACGCCTTCGGGTACTTCTGCTTGAGCTGGTCGTGGGGCGTGGTGAAGATGTCCTTGAGCTTCTGGTCGGAGTAGCCCGCTTTCTCAAGTTCCTTGATGTCTACCATAATGGCTTGTTCTTTCTACGGATGCGGTGCAACTCGATCTTTTCCCACGCTCGCTGGCGATTCTTCCTGTGTGGACGCCCCTCGATCCTCAGAAGCAGTCGCGGCTGAATCTGCACCCCTGGCACCGGTTCGTACAGGAAATCCAGAGCCTCGTTGAGGACCGCCAAGGACCACTTCAGTCCGCGACCAGCCCGCTTGAAGCGGTAGCGGTGGATGGCGATGGCCACGGAAACCGTCCCGTCATCATGGGGGACGATGGCGATCTTGTGCTTCTTGGTGGCGTGCCTGGGCATCAGTACCGGGCCTCCTTGGGGCCGTCCTCCTCCATGTTCTCCGACTCCTCCATGTCCTCGCCCTCTTCGGGCTCACCGAACTCGCCGGAGACGACGTCGAAATCGACGCTCTTGCCGTACTCGTCGTTTCGGATGCCGGTGACGCGGAGCTTGACGGTGGCCTCGATCTCCTCGCCAACCTGCGGCATCTCCTTCCCGAAGGCCGCTTCCAGCGACTTGTCACGGATGCACAGATGGGGGTAGCTCATCTTCTTCCCCGGCTTGGAGGGGACGTTCATCGATTCGCTCTTGTATCCGAGGTTGTTCATGGTGCTTGTCAAGAGACCACTTACGCGCCACTCTGGCAAGAGGAATGAGTCAAGACTACTGGGTGCCTCAAATGTCCCAGAAGGGAACGGAGGTCTTCAACGACTACCACCGGTTCCTGCTCGTCCATGGAGCCCGCCGAACCGGCAAGACCATCGCCTTGGCCGACAAGGTCCTCCGCCACATGTGGGAGAACGATGGGGCTGTCGTCGGGATCGTGGCTCGAACCCTGCGCTCCGGTGAACAGGGCGTCTGGGGCGACTTGGTCCGTCCCGTCAGCGGCCGACTGGCGCATTGGGCCACAGGCTGTTCCTTGGAGGTGGCCAAGGAGCCTTCGTCCTACTCCACGACCAAGGTCTCGTACTTCCGGATCCGCAGCGCCAACGGCGGCATCAGCGAGTGTCAGCTCCACTCCTTGGAACACGACGACGAGGTGGAACAGAAGTTCAAGGGAGCCAAGTTCTCCATGGTCCAGATGGTCGAGGCTGACCTGTTCAAGGACCCGATGGTGTTCCGCACCCTGACGCAGACCCTCCGGTTGCTGGAGTTCCAGCGGCAGCAGTTCCTTCTCGACACCAACCCGCCCAAGGAAGGCCGGGAGCACTGGCTCTACAAGGAGTTCTTCGTCAATCCGACGAAGCACCACCACGAGATCAAGATCGCCATCGAGGACAACCCGTTCCTCTCGCAGGAGGAAAAGGAGGAGTTGTTCAACCTCTACAGGGACGACACCAACCTCTTGGCTCGGTACTATTACTCCGAGTGGGTGGAAGCCCGGAACGAGGGGACTGTCTTCGAGGAGGTCTACAGCAAGGACATCCACGTCATTACGACCCACAAGCCTTCCACTCAGGAGGAGGATGAATGGGAACTCCTGTGCCCTGAAACCGACTGCCACACCATCCACACCGGATGGGACATCGGCGACAAGTCAACCGCGTTCTCCGTGGTGGCGCCAAGGGTGGCCGACTCCAATCTGGCCTTCGACTGCCTTGACGAGGTGGTATGGCTGGACGAGGAAAACAAGTCGATCAAGGAGTTCACCGAGGAGGTTGAGGACGTGATGAGCTTCTGGGAGCGACGGGTGAAATCCATGTACGGCCGGAAAGGGCTTTTGTGGTACCACTGGTCCGACTCCTCCTCGATGAACGAGTCGATGACCATCGGCGGCACCGAGGCCAACCTGATCTACAAGCTGTCCCAGAAGCGGATCACGCTCAGGCCGGTGACGAAGGGGGCTGGCTCCGTGGCCGCCCGCCGCCGGCTGCTCCACCGGCTGCTGTTCGAGCGGAGGATCTTCGTGGCGTCCCACTGCACCGCGACGGTGGACATGCTGGAGAAGCTGCCTCCAGGCACCGGCAACTCCGGTGTGTCCAGCCTCTCGAAGCACAAGCACGTCTTCGACTCCCTGACCTACGCGCTCTCCAGCGCAGTCCCTTCGGAGATGGTTCGCAGGAGCGATCCAACGGCCAGGAAGGCCGAGCCGGTTTCCATGCTGCTATGACTAAGTTCACCAGTTCTACAGATAGGCAGTTGTGGGTCCACGAGGAGGAGGATTTCTGCCAGCCTCTGTGGGCCGTTGGAGGCGAGGTGGACGGAAAGCCCCACTGGCTCGTCAACCTCCCCTACACCCAGTACATACCGCGGGACGTCCGGGACAAGGTCACGGCCCATCTCTACCACGGATCCATCACCAAGGATCCGTTCAACCTCATCCTGCCCGATCAGTACCTGCGCGAATACGCCAGTCCACGCTACGGAACCACCCCGTCCTACTTCCAGCGGTACAAGTCCGTCAATCAACCCAAGCCGGTGACGATGGAGCTGGAGGCCAAGCCCCGCGTCGAGGACATCGAGAAGCAGGAAGCCAGGGAGGTCAGCGACGAACGCTTCCTCAAGATGGCCTGGAAGATGAGTCCCATCGCCGACTACAAGGTGTTCCGGATGGTGTGGCTGGCGATCTGCCAAGCGATGCCGCACCGGCTGCTCGTGGACATGATCCCCATCGACTTCGGATGGGCTCGGATCCATGCCTTCCCGTACCGCAAGAACTGGCGCCAGATCATCCTGTCGCGGATGCCGAACTGCCACGAACAGCTTCAGAAGGCGGAAGGCAAGACCCTGTACCAGAAGGCCCTAGCCACAGACCTTCCGATGCACATGCGGAACTCTGTTCTCATCGCCCTCGACAAGGACGAGGCAACAAAACACAAGTTCGGTTGGACCCTTGAGATCGAGGAGTCGCAAGAGTTCGACAAATGGGCTCACGATCTTGAGGTTAAACGCCACCAATCAATAACAAGGAAAGAATATGCTTCCCAGTGGGCATCAATTATCAACAAGCAGGCTACAGACATCATTAAGGTTTTCCATCGCTTTGTACGCCAAACGGTCATCCCGGCTGCTCAGTTGGGCAAGGGTACTACTCAAAGTGGCGGCGGCCTCGTTCCACTCCTTGCCTCCAGGGGAGTGCGTGAGGCTCGGGTGGACAATGTCCCGGTCGATCCTGTCACTCCTACAACCGCAGAACTGTGCGACGACTCAGGTCGGAGGGTTGTGGTGGGCAAGGCTAAGAAGCTGCCACCGATGCCCGTTCTACGAGCGGTCCCTTCGTACATGCGGAAATCCGGGGGAGGTGATTCGAGACTCGAATGGGCAGGTCCAGATGAGAATCGGATGCTGGTGCTGGGTGCCGATGGCAGCGTTAGACAAACGCAAGATGTGCTGGCGCAGGTCGTTGGGGGAGACGACGGGTTGGAAAGAGTAGTCGCTCAAGGCGACGTTACCGTCATCAAGGATGGTCGAGCTTCCAAATCCTGATGATGGTCACTTCTTCTTCATCTTTGCTGACTTTTGTTTGCGTGACAATTCCTTCGGAGAACTCCTGATCGTCGTCATGTAACGCTCCAGCGTACATACAAGCGTCTTCAATGTACTTGCTTCCGCCGTAAAGGTTTGCGCGTGGGTCGATAAGTCGCTTTCTGCGGCTTTCAATGCTGATAAAACAGCGGCCTGGGTTTTCTGCTTTTCCTTCCTGCGCTGCCAAGGATTCATCGCCAAGAGCTGGTTCAGGCTTGGAACCTTGTGCTTCACCCTTAGCTCGATCCACGGAGGGCCTTCCGGCTGCTGCGGAAGCTTGGCGTTTGAGGTAGTCGTCATACCAGTTGCTACTGAATCCCTTCATGGGGTGTTCCACTTGCCCAGCTCGCACAGGAAGCCTTCAGCGCGGGCCTCTGCTGGATTCTCTCCTATGAAATGATGACACTGACGGCATACTGAAACCCAATACTCATTCATGCAAAGAAGGCGACCAACACGCCCACGCATGTGGTGGATGTCAGTCGCCTTCTTGCCGCACCGCGCACAGAGCTTGTTGGTGGCCAGGAACTCCTTCCGGAGCTTCCCGTACTCCTTCATCCGTGCGTACCGGGCCTTGCTCATCGCAGGGATCCGGTAGCGGGGCTTGGTCTTGTTGGAGGTATTAGCGGGGCTTGAGCGATGGACCATTGAGGATGGCGGAGAAGTCGGGCTCCTTGAAGGTGGGCGGCTTGACCACCTTGTTGGTGTCCTTCGACCGGACCACGAACTTCCCGTTGTTCGCAGAGTGGATGGTGTAGAGTTCGGTGTCAACGCCGTCCACGGTCTCCCAGAACTTCGAGTCGTTGGACTTGCAGACGGCCTCCAGGATCTCGAACTGGTCCCAGTTGCTGGCGATTGACAGGGCCTCGATGATGAACAGGAGTCCTGCGTGGCGGTCGTAGATCAGGTTCAGCACAAACGGCAGCGGCATCCCAAGAGCGGTGAACAGGACGTCCCCGATGCCGTCAGCGGTCAGCTTGACGTCCTTGGTAACGATGGCGTCCAGCAGTTCAGCCCATTCGCTCTGGGTGTACTTCCACTGGTTCACAGCCTGTTGCGGGTCGTTGATGTCCTGCCCCATGCCCTGCTGCCAGCGGAGGATGCGTTCGTGGTATTCGAGGTATCGGTGATGGACGGATTTCATTTGGAAAGGATCTCGTCGAGCTGCTTGATGGTGACACGGAATCCGCAGGCACCACGATGGCCGCCACCGCCGTACTTCACGGCGATCTTGGATAGGTCGATGTCCGTGTGGCCTTCGATGTGGTAGAGGCTCACCATGACGCCGTCGCCAGTGTGCCGCCACGCGAAGCAGGCTTGGTGTTCCGGCTTGATGCCGCCGCGGAGCAGGTCGCTGTTGCCACGCTGCCCGATGTTGAGGCAGCAGAACTTCAACCCCTCCCACTCCAGCGTGCGAGCGTAGGCCGCACTGTACTCGTCGTTTTGCTTGTCGCAGTAGGACTTAATGGCGTGGCCGTGGGCGACGGCGTCGCAGAGCCGAGGGGTCGGATTGGGGTCAGGGTACGTCGCAGGAGCGTGGAACTCTTCGTGGACGAGATCAGCGAGGGCCTCACCCGACAACGCCCGCAGCCCAAACTGCAACGCCTTCGCGTCAGGATCACGATGGTCCCAGATGTCGTACTCTCCGGCGAGGCGGATGAGCTGGGGCTCAGAGACTTCCCTGCCGAAGTAGTCGTGCTTCTGAGGAAGATTCCGATCTGCCGGATGAATTCGCGGATCGCCATGCGGCCCAGTGTCCGCCGTGAACCACTGCCAGCAGAGGCGGCAGGCTGCCACGCCGTCGATGCGGTAGCCGACCATTCTGGTGGCATCACCAATATGGTCCCACTTCTCGATGGCCGACTTGTGGTGGTCGATCCAGACGATCTTGTCGCGCAGTTCGGGCCGCGCCATCAGCTCGTCAACCGACAGGTCCACGATGTAGATGGCGTCGTAGGCCTCCCACTTGTACGAAACGCTCGGAAGATCACCCGGAAGCTCGACGCCAGAGTAGTCCCAAATGCCTTCCGGTGTCGGAATCGGCCTCCCGTAGTCCCACCCGTAGGAGTGGATGGCGGCGTCGGGGTGCAGCTTCTTCAGGTGGAAGCGGCAGACCTCGTTCGACAGTTTCCCGTCGAAGTCGGCGTCGTGGTAGATGATGGCGATGTTCTTCATTTGTTCGGTTTCTTGCTCAACTGCTTGACGAAATGGGGGAGCATGAGGTCGGCCCAAGCCCTCTTGGCGATGGTGATGTGGCGACACTCACACTTCGGGTTCTTCTGGGTTGCCCGTTCGACGTGGACGACAAAGCGGAACCGCTCACAGGTGCAGTGGCCGAGGCACTTGTCACCCTCCAGATCCACGATGTGGGCATGGCCAGGCCGGCTCTTTGACCCCACGGAGAACCGGAACCACTCATTCTCCAGAGGTGTGCATGTCCAGTCTTCGTTCATTCTGGGTCGCAATACCCGTCGTGCTTGTATGGGCACCCCCTAGATGCGTCAGAGACACCATCGAACGACCACAACCTTGATCCACATTCCCTGCACATCATCCAACACTCACCTGTAAGCAGGATCCTGTTGTTGCAAAAGTTTTCGCGATCACTCTTGCCGCCTGATGAGACGTCCGGTTTGCAATCTTGGCTCATGCTAGAACACAGCCTCCTCTTGGATGTCGTACTCCATCTCCCGGTAGACCGCCTGCCGGCGCTGGGCGTGCTTCGTGGCGGTTGGGTGGAAGAGGTCGTTGAAGTCGTAGATGGTCGCGCCGTCCTTCGAGTGGTGGGAGCGGAGCACACGGGCCGTCCGTTGGATGGTCTTCTGGGTGGACCGACCTCCTGACACCATGATCAACACCTTTGCGTTGGGAAGGTCGAGCCCCTCGTCCGCCAAGCTCGTGGCGATCATGCACTTCAGGTTGCCCGCCTTGAAGTCCTCCATGGCCTTCCTGCGCTTCGGCTTGCCCAGCTTCGAGTGGACGCACAGTGAGTTGGGGATCAGCCGCTCGTACCGCTCACCCAAGGTGACGGACGGAACGAGGATCAGCACCTGCTCCTCCAGGTGGGACTTGGCCCACCGGACCACCTGGTTGTTCCGGGCCACGTTGTTGACGATCCCGATGTCGATGATGGACTGCCAGAGGCACATCGCACGGAGTTCGCCTTCCTCGATTCGCATAAACCGGCTGCGGGTCCGCACGAGCCGCTCCGTGTTCGAGTTGATGCGGTCCTCAAGGAACGGGTCCGTAGCGTCGGACAGAATGACCTTTGCTCCACAAAGAGAGTCTCCGATTTCCGATGGGTCGATGACGAGGATGTGGTTGTCAAACAGGCGACGAAGCGCATCGTTCCGCTCGTCGTCGAAGTCCCGGAATGGGGTCGCGTCAAAGCCGAAGAGGCGGTTCGGAAACCCCTTCTCCAAGCAGTTGTACCACAGGTCACTGACGGCGTGTTTGCACTCGTCAATCAACACCATCTCCTTGCGGCTGAAGTCCACGGACGAATGGGGGCAGCGGATTTCCACGAAGGACATGTCGATCCCCATCGCTTCCATCGACTTGTAGATTTGGGCGCAGGTCTCATTGGTGGGGGCTAGGACACCGATTGTCCCACCAGTGGTGTTCATGCAGTCCAAGGCGATGGCCGCCATCATGTAAGTTTTCCCGCTCCCAGCGGGAGAAACCACAAGCCCACGGTCGTACTGATCCGCCCATTCACGGGCCTTCTGCTGGTGGGGACGAAGTGTCATGGATTGGCTGCCTTGGATTCCAAGCTGACTCCGGCTTTGATTCGCAATTCCAGAAGCTCCTTTTCGCGATTGTGATCAAGTCCTGATTGGCATGACCGAAACACAAGGACTATCACCACGATGACGCACGCCGCCTCGCAAATCTCCTTCACAGCCCCGTGAACAGATGAAAGTTTGTCGCTCACTTGGCCTCCTTCTCCTTCAGCCACTCCAACCCCTCGTCGAGGTTCTTGATCGCCTTGTCCGCGAAGATGCGGGCGGCATGGCCGTCCAGGAGGCGCTTGGCCTCGATGGCGTTGCGTTGCGCGTCCGCCAAGAGCTGGCGGGCCTTCGATTCCTTTTCAGGGTTGCTCATAGCAGGTCGAACTGTTGCATGGGGAGTTGGGTGGCGTCAAGGGGGAAGTTTCTTAGGCGTCGATCCTTGAAATCTCAGCCATCCGCTGGTTCTTCGGGTGGAACATGAGGGGTACCCGGAACGGTCCACCGTACCGGTTCTTCTGGATGTCCAGGAACACCTTGAACGGCTCGCTGTTGTACCGCGCCTCCTTGCCTCCGTCCTCGTCATCGTCCACCCGGTAGAGGATCCCCACGACGGCGGCGTCCTGCTCCAAGGAACCCGACTCCCGCATCTGGCTCATCTTGGGCGCTCCAGCCCCCTTCTTCTCGGACTCCCGGTTGAGCTGCGCGAGGGCCATCACGGAGATGTTGTTCTCGCGGGCGATCAGGAACAGCGTGCTGCAAATGTGGGCCACCTCCTGCTCCCGGCTGTCCGTCCTCTTCTCCGTGGTCAGCAACTGGATGTAGTCCACCGTGATCAGCTTCACCCCATGCTTCTTGACCCACTCCCGGGTGATGGCGCGGATCTTCTCCACCGTGATCCTCGGGGTGTCGTCCATGTAGATGGGCAACCTCGCGAACTTCGCAGCCTCCACATGGAACGCCCGGAACTCTGGTTCCTTCCAATGCTTCACGTAGCGCGTGTTCACACCGGCCGCACCGCCTATGGACCGCTCAGTCAAGGCGTGGACGCTCATCTCCGCCGAGAAGATGCCGACAGGAGTCCCCGCCGCCGCGGAGTCCCGGGCGATCTGGATCATCAAGGCCGTCTTGCCCACCGATGGGCGGGCGGCGATGATGACGAGGTCCTGGGGCCACAACCCTCCCGCCTTGTCGTCGAACAACGGGATTCCCGTGGGAACCGAAGGAGGCAGTGTGCCGCCGTAGACCGCCTCCAGCCTGTCGATCACCTGCCCCACCGCCGCCTTGGCCGTCAGGGATTGCGTGGTGTCCGCCTTGTTGAGGGCCTCCACGGCGCTCAGGTGGGTCGCCACAAGGCTCTCGGCCGACCCCTCGCTCGTGTACACCGCGTCCGTGGCCTGCGAGGCCGCCTTGAGCAAGCCGCGCAGCATCTGCTTCTCCGTGAGGATGTCCGCGTAGTATTTGAAGGCCGACGCCGACGGTGCCGCGTCCTGAAGCGAGGCCAGGTACGCCAGCCCTCCACACGCCTCCAGATTCCCGGCCATCCTGTTGGACAAGGTGATCAGGTCCACCGGCACCAACGCCTCGTTCAAGGCCAGCATCGCCGACCAGATTTCCTGATGCCTCAAGTCATAGAAGGATTCGGTAGTCAGTTTCGCACGGGCGATGGGGATGACCTCCTGTGGGTCCTGCATCATCGCGCTCAAGGCCCCCTGCTCCGCCTCTATGGAATGGGGTGGTAGACGCATGTGGTCGAGGAGCTTGTTGGACTGGCGGCTCATGGGTCAGAGTTCCGCTGGCAGGGACGCCAAGATCGCCTTCAACTCCTTACGACGCTCCACAAGCCTTGCGGCATCCGCACGCTGCGCTTCTGTGGCCCAATCAGGAATGTAGACATCCGATTCACCGTAGCCTGGATGCTTCCGAAGGGCATTCTCAATGCGCCCAAGCTCATCCTTCGTGTCATTGCGGATCTGCCACGGCTTTTTGGGTTGGGATGTCAGGGGAGCACGGGGCGTCAACGGAACCACCGGCTCGTCCTTCGCCGCGTAGTACGAATCGAACTTGGTCTTCCCGAAAAGGGTCTCAGGACGGAGGTACTCAGCCATCTTCGGATCCTTCAGCCACTTGGCGCACTGGCGGTCGATCACCTGGAGGCACCCGCCAACGTCCACGCCGGGCTCAAGGAGCCTTCCGCGGATCAGTTTGAGGTTGGAGTCCGTCTCGCGGTACCGGCGGCCTGTGGCGGCGTTCAGGTGGGCGAGGACCTTCCGGGCGTCGGCGTACTTGTCCGTAAGGGGGGGACGCGGAACTGGGGGGGTTTCTCTTCCCGATCCCGTCGGCTCCGCCTCCGGGTTTGCTTCTAGGTTCGGATTGTTCGGTCCCTTGCGGTCGTTGCCGCCTTCCTGGAGCCCGGTTGCCTTGGGTTGGTGGTCGGTTCCGGGTTTTCCCCCTAATACAGAGATATCGGATGGAGAGATAGGAGTAGTTAGAGAAGTGGCCAATTTGGCCGTGACCCCCTGTTCAATTTGGCCGTAGGCAAAATTTGCCGACTGGTCAATTTGGACAGGAGGTTCCACATCTTCCTCATCGACCGGAACATGGAAAACCAACTTCCCCTCCTCGTTCAGGTGGTTGACTTTCCCGGACTCGATGGCTGCCAGGATCCCATGGTTCACGGTGTAGCGGTTCCGGGTGTCAACCATCCTCTGGGGCCTCCTGACGATCAGAAACCCACACGCCTCCAGAAGCTCCAAGCGACGGCGAAGCGTCCGCATCTTCATCCACGGGAACTCCTTCAACAGCTCCTGATGCGAGAAGTACACCCACTTCCTGTCATCCAAAACCTCGCCATCGAGACGGCACTTTCTACTGAAAACCCAGAACACAAACTGCTGTGCCATGATGGCCGTATCTACTCCGAAAACCATAGCGCAACTTTTCGACAGAACAATCGGCTCGTCGTAGTAAAACTTTCCAGACAGCAAACACTGCTCAATGTATTGTGCGTCACTCATAGAAAAACAAAAAGCCCGCCTGCGCCTAGGAAATTGGAGAGCACGCGGAACAAGTCGCGTAACCTAGGCACAGACGGGCGAAGATGGTTTTTCTTGTTCATTCGGAACCTGCTTCCTTGATGGCTCTCACCTCACCAAGGACCAGTTGTCTGCGAGCCTTCTAGGCGGCCCGCGAGCCTTGGTCAACAGGAAACCCGCGTCCATGCCTCGGACGCCCGGCGACACGTCTTGCATGGGCCATCCTGGCCACAGCCGCATCCCAGGCAGGCATCAATGCCGTTCCCGAAATCGACAAGTTCCCCCATCCTCTGGGCTGCCTCCAGCAGGGCTGCGGTGGCCACGCCGTCTTGGGACTCGATGTCCCGGGCGAGGATTGTGAGGGCCTTGATGATGGTCGGGGTTGAGGTGCGGGGAGGACTCATGGCTTCAGTGACTTCTTGATCTTGCTGATGGTGAGCGTGGAGACCTTGTTGCGCTTGGCGATCTCGGGGATGGAGTACCAGCCGAAGAGGATGTCCTTCTTGACGGCCTCAATGGTGGCGGGGGAGGTGGGTCGCCTCACTTCCCCTCCTCCCACAGCTTCCTGGCCCGCAGGATGGCCTCGATCTGCTCATGGAGGTTGGCGTCGATGCAGTCGTAGTCCGACACCAATGGGACATCGAGCTTGTTGCGGGGGATCGCCGGGGACCTCCCGGGACGTCCGATGATCGAACGAAGGGTGTTCATGTAGGCCACCCGGAAAGCGGTGTCCTCCCGGTGGAGTCGGAGGTACTGGCCCACATGGTTCTCGGCCATCGGATCCGGCAGCGTCTGGACCAGTTCGTACCAGCGGTTGAAGTTGGCTTGGCTGATCATGGGAGACCCATCTGCTTCTGTCCCGCTTTCTCCCACACCAACTTGATGGAATGGGTTGAAAGGAGACGTTGAACATCGTCGCGAACAGTCTCCTCAAGCGCAGGGAGTTGCTTTTCTAGCTCCTGAGCGACCGCTTTCTCAACGGCCGCGATGACAGCCTTGCGGACCAAGGTAGCGTCGAACCTGTTGAATGGATCATGATCTGAAGTCCACCCAGCCACCCGTGAGCACTCTTCAACAACAAGCTGCTCCGCCGCAGCGGAAATGATCTTCTCAATAGTCACTTCCCACCTCCCACAGGCTCCTTGTGGTCGGAGTGAGAGACAGAGAGACCACGGGGGCCTTGTAACAGAAGCCAACGCTCGCCGGTTTTTGTGTCCGTGATAGTAATCATGACGATAGGGTCAACGTACCCGGCACGAAAACTGCCATCCTTGACCAGTGTGTAGCGTGAATGCGGCTGTGTGGCAGGGCTTTGCATGGGCAAATCAGGGGACTTGTTGGGACCGCAACCAGCGGATGCCACAAGAATGGCGAGAACTGAAAGCTGCTTCTTCATTGGTTTCCTTTCATCTGCTTCTGGACTTTCCTCCAGTAGATTTCGGTGGACTGCTTCTTGTGGCCTTCTGGGCCGCCGTTGAGTATCCGGGCCATCTGTTCGTCGGTGGGGTTGGTGGGGGCGTAGATGCGGACGTAGGCCGAGGCCGTCCAGATGGCCACAGGACGGTTGGTCATGTCCCGCCAGCGGTAGGACGTCCCGTACACCCGGTTCACGTCCTTGACGGCAGCCCTGGTGATCTGGAGCGGTCCCAGGGAACGTCCATGGTCGCCCAAGGCAAGGTTGTCCCCTCCGGACTCCACCGCGATCAAGGCGGCAAGGAGGCGGGAGTTCACGGCATCCTCCCCACCAAGAGGCCATCGCGTTCAACCAGTTCTATGAAGGCTTCTGCACGGACAGCCGGAGACGCCAGCGCCAGGCTGTACCGGATGGTGTCTTCTGAGGCGTACAGGCTCGTGTTCCAGGCTGTCTTGCAGAGAATTTCGTGGGTGTAGCGGGCCAGTAGGTGTCGAGGAATGACCTCCTCGGCCACCCGCATCGCGTCGAGACTGCCGCAGAAGTTGCGCGGTGGACACTTTCTGAGAGTGACGGGCTCATCGCCCCTCAAGCACTCGTGCGCCTTTGCCTCAGCGAGAGGAAGTCGCCACGCCTCATCTGGATTACTGGTGTACCCTTGAGCCATCGGTCGGTAGTACAGCCCACGCTTCATCACGAAGTGCAAGTCACCCTCCCCGATGGCGTCGGCGATGCGCTGGTTGATTTCCTGGGAGTTCACTTGCCGTACCTCCGCTTCTTGGGTTGGCGGAAGTAGGTGGGCTCACCGGTCAGCTTGTAGGCGCGGGCGGCCTTGACCGTGGTGGCGATGGTTCCATGGGGGAGGCGTTTGTGGCCGTCCCCGTTGAGGATCTCGTCGATGGCGGTGCGTTTCACAGGTCCTTGTAGTTGCGGTTGATGATCTTGAAACTGAGCGGACGACCGATGCCGGAGGCGCGGCAGTCTCCAGGTCGCACCACAATTCCCTCCGCGGGCTGGCCGTTCGGGAGGGCCTGAATGTCAGCCAGCACCTGGAGATCATCCAAGGTAAGGTCGAAAGTCAGCGGAGGCTCAACGGCTTCCACACAACGGAAACCAAAGATGTTGGATAGGTACTCAACATCTGAATAGGAATGCCACATCCCGTGCTCCTTGATCTGGAACACGAACAACGTGGGCTCCGACAGGCCAAGCTGGTTGCCTTGGATGCCCGGACCCATGAGTTCGCCTTGGATGGTGCCGGTGAACGCAGGGCCGTAGGGAAGGGTCTTGAAGTCGCCCTTCCTCGCCGCCTTCCAGAACGCATTGGAGTCAGACTCCTTGAGGCTCAGGTTGCGGCTGCACACATGGACGATCTTCCCGTCCTCGACGATGATCGTGCAGGACGAGCCGTCCAGCTTCTGGGTGATGAGGAGTGGGCTGGACTTCTGGGTGGCCAGAACCGCCTCAACGATCTCGGGATGGGACAGGCCGTTGTCCTCGTCGGTCTTGGAGGCAAGGTGCTGTGGGAACGGACAAAGAACCTCTCCACTCAACTGGGCCGGCACCTCCTTCTCGTACTTCTTGATGCCCAGCTCGCCGCCCACGTCAGCCCCCACATTCCACCCACGGGAACCCGCAGGCAGGACATCCAAGGGCAGCACCAGTCCTTGGCTGTACTCGCCACGGAGCTTCACGGTGCCAAGGCGGATGGGCTTGTCTCCCTTCTTGAGGAACGCGCTCCATGGAGCGTCCGGGAGGATGGTGTCGATGGGGACGAACACGATGTTCTGGCCCTTGGTGAAGGCCCCACGCTTCACCACGCACTGCCACCCAAGGACCTTGGCGATGTCCAAGGAGTCGGCATTCGGGTGGCGGGTGAGCGACGAGATGGTTTCAATGGATGCGAGTTTCACTGATTTCTGAAGGTTGGGGGCCTCTGACGTCTGCCAGCCAGAAGCCCCCGGTTGACCCTGATCAGTCCGAACGGGGCAGACCGGACCGAACGGCACCCACACTGACGGACAAGGGAGAATCCGTCAATAGGGAAGTTTCATCTCCCTGCCCACACGGAGGAAAACCCTCCAGAGGGTGGGGAAGACGGAAAGGAGGGCGCAGGTGAAGGCGGAGGCTGAGAGGAGGAGGTCCATGCCGGTTTCGATGAGCAGCAGGACCCAGCCGACCAGCAGCTCGAACAGGTCTTCCTTGAGGGAGTTCATTCGGTGCGGATGAGTAGTTCGAGTTGGGTTACGCGGTTTTCTGGGTGGCGACGAAAACACGGGCTTGGGCCGAACAGTCCTTGGTGACTTCCTGGATCAGCCCGAGTTCCACCATGCGATCCACGCAGGCGATCATGTCCCAAGTGGAGCCAGAGACCCCGGAGATCACGTTCCCAAGCCGGAACGCCCCGGAGAACTTCAGTTGCTCCACAGACTTCCTGTAGATGTCCATGAACATCCGTTGTCCTTCATCAGTGAAGACATGGTGTTTGTGTTCTTTGTAGTCGTACATGGTGGGTCAGGCTTGCTGGCTCTCGAACTCGCGGAGCATGGCGAGGACTTGGTTGTTCTTGTTCATCCAGTCCTCCACGTACTTCTGGCGGTTCTTGTCCTTGATGGCTTTGAACAGGTCGCGTTCCAGTTCCGCGATGGCCTCCCCAGCGTTTTTGGTGGTGGACATACTGAACCAGCCAGGCATCCCGATTGGGCGGATGACGGCCTCAAAGGCTTCTGCGGCCTTGCGGAGCTTCTCCTCCAGCTCCCAGTCGGCCTTCTTGTAGAGGATCTCCAGGAGGGCGTTGGTGGTGTGAGGGGTGGGTGGAGTGGATGGTTCGTTCATGGTTTGTTATCGAATCAGAAGAGTTCCAAGGATGAGCCAGCAGTAGAAGGAAACCCCGGAGAGGGTGGTGTAGGAGGAGCCGTGAGGAGCGGTCTTCAGGAAGCCGGGCGCCTCCGGGATGTCTTGCAGGATCTCCGCCAGGTTTGCCCGGTTCTTGTAGTAGCCATGGTGACGGGAAACCACGAACCGGATCGCCATGACGGAAACCGCACCACAGAACACCCAAGCCCCCCAGCCGCGACCCGATGTCGCCAAGTTCAGGGCCGCAGTCGCCGCGGTCACCCACCACTGCTCGTAGGTGCATTTGTCCATCCGGTTCTGGAACAGTTGAATCAGGGACGCTTTCATCGGGGCCAACACTGGCACCCTCGAACCGTCCCGTCAATAGGGAAGTTTCCTCTCCCAACTCCCCACACACCCAAGGAGTCCCAGAGAGAGAAGGGAGAGAAGGAGGGAAGGGGAAGAGGAGGGAGCCCAAGGAAGGGGGGAAAGCCCGGGGAAGGCCCAAAAAATCCAAAGGCCATACCTGATTTCCACATTTTCGACCCCGGGGAGGGTCCAACAAACCCCCCATACCCCCTCGGACATCCCATGTCCTAGGTGTCCTGTTGCACAGGGAAATTCCTGCGTAAGTCCTTCCAAATCAACAAAGGCCCCCTGTCCAATGGGTAGGACAAGGACGTCCAAGAAGTCCATGTGGAGAATGGATATGGGGAGGTGGGGGAGTAGGGGAAGGGAGGGTAGATGGGGAGCAAGGAAGCGGGTAGCAAGGGGAAGGGGGAGCGGGGGCTGAGATTGCGACAGCCCGTCCCTAATGTCATATTCACAACCCCTGGCCCACCCCCAAGGTACCGCCCCCGGCAGCTTTTGCCTAGCTTCCCCCCTCGTTTTTGCCTCCCTTGTAACCGTTTGCGGTGCAACGGCTTGCAATGGTCCGGCACTACCATTGCAATTTGACTGATCAGTCAACAATACGTGTACGTACCAATACCGTACGTGTACGTACTATCCGGGGAGAAGGGCCTTGGTTTCCGTTGTAACCCCTTCCCCACCAACCCTTTCCATTCCCAGAAACCTGGCCCTTTCCCTCCCTTTCCCCTCCCTTCCTCCGCTTCCTTTGCTCCCCCTTCCCTTTGCTCCCCCTTCCTTTCCCCACATTCCCCTTCCGTTCCCTCTCTCTCCTCTTCCCCTTTCCCTTGTTTGCTTGGGACATGGGAGGTGAAACTTCCGTCTTGCCGGTTTTCCTACCATACCCCGACATGAAAGTTCACCTGTCCATCAAATCCGGAAACGTAAAAACCGGACCCATCCCGGTTTCCACTTCCTCTTCGGAAACGTGCCCAGAAGCCTGTCCGTTCAAGGCAAAAGGCTGTTACGCTAAAAGCGGCCCGCTAGCTCTTCACTGGGCAAAAGTTACCTCCGGCGGCCGCGGCATGGAATGGCCGGAATTCCTCGAATCGGTCAAATCATTTAAGCCGGGCCAACTGTGGCGCCACAACCAAGCCGGCGATCTGCCGGGAATCGGCAACAATATCGACACTGGAAAGCTTCGGGAATTAGCTGACGCTAATGCCGGAAAGCGCGGCTTCACCTACACCCACAAGCCACCGGTTGGAGTTAACCTTGAAGCTATCAAAGACGCCAACCAAAAGGGATTCACGATCAACCTATCGGCAAACAGCGTGGCGCATGCCGATTCGCTGGCAAAAACCGGCCTCCCTGTTGCGGCCGTCGTGCCGATGGAATCTCCAGACAGGTTCGTTTCCCCCGGAGGCAACAGGGTTGTGGTTTGCCCGGCGCAACGAGTCTCCGGTTTGTCTTGTGACAAGTGTCGGCTTTGCGCCAAAAGCGACCGTGGAGTCATCGTCGGCTTTCGTCCCCATGGAACGGGAGCGAAGAGTGTAGAGAAAATCGCAAGCAACTAAATGTGTGCGAGAGCCTATTGTAAAGAGTAGGTTCCAGCATTCCTTCAATTCAAATCATCAAATCCAGTGAAAAACCGATATCCAGGACAGTGTTCCATTTGTCATGAATACGTTCCAGTCGGCTTAGGGACCATCACTAAGCGTGGTCGATTTTGGAGAATAGATTGCAACGCATGCACAGGACGCATGCCTCAAGAGTCTAGTCTCGTGTGTGTCCGCACGTCATCCGGATGGACGGGAACCAGGAACGCCAGGGGACGGTGTGAAGACGCTCCATGTTGCGGGTGCTGCACATTTTGAACCGACACCAAAACCCACCGCAAACCAACAAAAACAAACGCATGAAACTCCCATCCGACCCATTCCTGCGCGGCTACGTAACCGCCGCCCTTTGGACAACCGACCCTTCCCCCGGCTCCGGGGAATACCATGCCACGCCTGACATGCTGGCCCGCATCCCGGAAGACTGGGAAAAGGAAGCCGTCGCGGACTGCGATGATTTCCAGCAAGCCAACGAGGAAGACTTGGCCAATGCCGGGGACGACGAACGCAACGGGGTGGACTTTTGGTTGACGCGCAACGGCCATGGCGCCGGCTTTTGGGACCGGGGCTATGGGGACGCAGGGAAGCGGTTGTCCAAGGCGGCGAAGGTGTACGGTTCCCATGACCTTTCCCTCGGCGGCTGGTGGCGGCTGGAATACCGTTGCCAGTGCGGTTGCCATTGGACGCGCCCGGAGGATGCGGACGCGCCCGGCTTTGGGGAGGACACTTGCGACGTTTGCGGGGCCAAGTGTGAATCGGTCAACCGTTGGACCGGATCCGGTGGAATGGAACCTATTGAGGAGCCGGCAGAATGAAAACCCCCACCCTCGAAGCCGTCGCCTGGATCCTCATTGCCGCCGCATTCCTCGCCCTTGTTATCCTGTTTTGACCCGACACGCGCCCCATTCCCAAGAGTGCTGGCGAATTCAGTTCACAACCAAATCGAAACGAAACCATGACCAAATCCGAAGAAATCCAAATCCTGCGCGAATGCGCGGAAAAGCTGGGCCGGGAATCCTATTCCGGAGCGTGGCTTTCAGAGCAGATCAAATTCATTGAATCTGCGATGCGGGCGGACATTGAACCGGGAGCGGCCGGCCTGTCGTGGAATGCGACAATGGCCGAGTGCATCGCGATGAAAAGCGAGGCGGTGGCCTTCGCGAAGGAAACGCGGGACCAAGCCGAAAAGGAAGCGGTGCAACGGGTTGACCGGGCGTCCAAGGATGCGGAGCGAATTCGCGAGGAGCTTCGCGCCGAGGTCCAACGAATCGAGCGCACCATCGGAGCCATTTCGGAACGCTTGTGATCGGACGCGGAACCCTTGGGAATTTCCTAGGGGTTCCTGGTCCGGGCATTGTCCGGCAAATCGAAAGGAACCAAACAAGTGAAAGTTATTGTCTACACCCCACAGATACCCACCGGGAAGGCCCGGACAAAGGGCTTCGGAACGACGTGCGAAGTGTACGTCCTCCGGGTCACTGATGGATTCCGGGACATGCGTTCCCGTGGAAAGTTTGAAGTCCTGCGCTTCCTTGGCCGGGTACGAATGGACTACGGGACCAAACGCGGACACTCGGCGCGGGTGCTGGAGCGGGCGCGGGAATTGGCCCGGATGTTCACGCCGGGTGAGCGGTCTACTGTCGAAGAGTTCTGAACCCACAAAGGAACCATGAAAACGGAAATCCCCTGCGATTGCGGGTCTGTTGAAAACGTGTGCTGGCGTGGCGACCGCTACGGCTTGCGCGTCTATTTGTGCGCTGAGTGCAACCGTGAGTTGGAGGTGAAGCGGGTTGTGGGTCCTGGTAAGCCGACCCACTTCCGCCCGAAGCAGGCGAACGTCTCCGCGTGCGGGATTGAAAACCCCGACCTGTCAGCGTTTGACGGTCGGAGTGTGGACTGCATCAAGTGTCGGAGAACGAAGGCTTGGCGGATTTACATGGGGAAGGAGTGACCCCCGCTCCCTTGCTCCACGGGAAACTGTGTGGCCAGTGGGCGGCGATCATTCGCCCGATAAAACGAAAGGAAACTAAATGAAAACAGAGACGAAGCATACGCCGGGGCCGTGGACTGTATTTAAACCTGCATCTCAGGATGTCTGTTACGAAGGTGGAGAATGCCCTGCAACCATACGGGGTGCTGGGATCCATGTTGCCACAATGCCTGGGGAAAGGTCTTGCTTTTCGCAAACAGCCGAGGCCAACGCCCGCCTGATATCCTCGGCACCGGAGCTTTTGGAGGCGTTGGAAGCGCTTGCGTCCGAGGAATGGCGGAACGACGGCGATCCGATTTTGGATGCCGCAAGAATCAAAGCCCGTGCCGCCATCGCGAAGGCTCGCGGGGAGAAAGGGGGTGGGCTGTGAAGCGTAAGTGTGAAGCCTGCAAGGACGGGCCACTTGCCGGAATCCTGAACAACGGGGAGCGTTGCGACACCTGCGAGCGTTACCCATCGGACCACGATGCGGTGCTGGCCTTGGTGGCTTATGCCCACAAGGCGCGGGGGGCCCTAAAAGGGAACCTGGAATGGCTTAAGGCAGCCAAATCAGAAGAGCCTGAAGACTGGGACAATCCAGAGCTTGATGCGCTCATCACTACGTCGCGCCGGCTCATCAGGAAAGGGGGTGGGATGTGAACTGGTACACCTGTTCGGGGTATCGTCCTGTCCGCGCCGAGAACAACGAGGAAGCGGCGGAAATCTTCGCGACCCGTGAGGCGGTGAAGCGGTATGGGAAGAAGGGTCTCGTCCGCGTCCTGAACGAGAATGGTCGGAGCTTCAATGGGACGGTTATCCACTGGCAAGCCTTCATCGGCAAGGAAACGGGTCGCAACGAGACAACGGGTCACAATATCCATTTGACCGTCACTATGCGGAAAGACTGATCGGACCCACGCCCCGGCTGCGGCTGTGGGCGAAGTCCGGGCAATCAAAACCAATGAACAACCATGGAAATCTACATCCTATCCTTCATGACGGGGGCGGCGGTGGCATCCGCCTTCCTGACCCTCCACCACTCCAGCCAAGCCCTCAAGGACGCCCAGCGCCGGCTCCACGAGGCCCAGGAGAACCTCCGCGTGTTCCAGGAGAACCGCGAGAAGGCCAGAAAGGAGCAGCCGTGACTCTGCGTTGGACGCTCACGGGACTGGTGGACCACTACCCCACCCACGACGAAGGGCTGGAAGCCATCTTCGACCGCTGCATCAACGGCTTCGTCATCGGACTGGACTTCACCATCGAAAACCACTGAGACCCAATGAAACTCTCCCAACGCTACCACGCATCCAACAACCTCCCCATCGCCCCACCCATCGGCACCGGGACGGACGTGGCCCGGGCCATGAAACGCCGGGACTACGGGCCTCCTTCTTTTCCAAGGAGACGCAAGTTGCGGCTTGACGAGCAGGCCGGGAAAGGAGAGGGTCAACCGTGAACGTGAAGCGACTCAGCATTTCGGAGTTCAGCTACTTCCGAAAGCCCATGTGGGTTGTCTGGATCAAGAAGCCTTGGGTTGGAGTCTGGAGGAAAGGAAGCATTCCCATCCCTGGCAAGAAGGGGGCTTCCAAATGGGCGAGGATAGCAGCAAGGCTCTACGACAGAGGAGATGGATTTGAGTTCCAGATCCTTAAAGAAGGAAAGACTCCCCGTGACCACTGACACCTACGCGATCCGATTCCAGTGCGCCGTGCTGGAGGCGGCTTTCTGGAACGAGATGGCCATCAATGCCCCAACCTCTGAACTTGCCGACGAGTATGTTGAACGATTCCGCAGCGCCATCAACCGGCTGTAGTTTGCAGGTCATCGAGCCGGCCCCGGTGCAGGTGGTCGCCCGATACCGGGTGCCCTCGTTGCATGAGGCCATCGAGGAGTACCAGGCCGAACAGAAAGCAATGGGGTCCAGAAAGGGCTCGAAGAACATAGCCTTCCGACTCCTGGAACTCCATCAGGCCGGCCGCCCCATCAGCAGGGAATCGGTCCTCGCCTTCCGCAACAAGCTCGACACCGACCCGAACTACACCGGGGGCACCCCGCAACTGTACTGGTCCATCGTCAAGGGGTTCCTGGATTGGCTGGTGATCGCCGGCTACACCAAGGTCAAGATCGCCAGCGGGATCCGGCCGCCGTCCATCAAGGAGTCGAAGCAGGCCCGCATGGCCCTCAAGGAGCCCCACTACCGGAAGATCATGGAGGTGGAAACCCATCCGGTGATGCGGTACATCTACGCCATGATGTGGCATACAGGCATGGCGGTGGTGGACGCCGTGAGCCTCCAGATTCGAGAGCTGGACCTGGAGACCGCCACCATCACCCGGGTGCGCCAGAAAACCGCCGCCAACGACCGCCCCTGCATCATCCCATTCCCCAAGGTGGGGGAACTCTGGGACCTGTTGACTGAACGGTCAACCCACTGGGAAGGGGAGTCGGACCGCTGGCCCAACATCAACGGGATGGAATACGTCCATCCGGAGGCTTGGCTGATGTACGAATCCCAACGGGTGGCCATGCACTGGCACCGGAAGACCCGGCCCAAGCTGGGCCTAATGTTCCGCCACTTCGGGCTCCACTCGTTTCGTAGGGGCTTCGTCACCCGGCTTGCAGAGGGCGGAATCAACCCAACCATCGGCTGCCAGGTCACAGGCCACAGGGACCCCACCATCTTCCAGAGCTACGTCCAGTCGAACCCGGAAACCATACGGGCCGAGGCGGAACGGGCTCTCACGGAAGCCAGTCGCCGATGACTTGGATACACATTGGTCTGCTGGGGTCGATTTTCGTGTGCGGATTTTTCTGTGGGATGATCGCGCAGGAGATCCGGCACCAGCGGGCGGAGAACAGGGAAGCGTTGAAAGAGTGCAATCGAATTAGGAACAACAAATGAGCAACGAACTGAAGATTGAAGCCGGCAAGTATTACCGGATGAGGAACGGCGAGCGTGCGTACGTCGCGCTGACGAACAAGCCTGGCGCCAAGCCGATTGTTGGCTGGCGAGATGGTGGACAGCCGCACGAATGGACGACTGACGGCTCGCATTTCGATAGCGGCATCGAGGCGCTTTACGACATCATCTCCGAATGGGTGGAACCTGAGCGTATCCCGTGGGAGCATTTGCCGAAGTGGTGTCGGTGGTGGGCGAAGGATAAGGATGGTGCTGAGTGGGGTTTCCGATATCAGCCACTTCCCGAATCGTTTTCGTGGCAAAGCACGGCCGCCAGAAGCGCTTGCCCAGTTCTGGACGAACACCACTCCAACTACACCGGAGACTGGCGCAACAGCCTCCGCGAGCGACCGGAGGGCGTGTGATGAACACGAACGAACAAGCGCCCGAGTGCTGCCCGTTCTGCCATTCAGCAAGGGACCCAGTTCTAAAATCCACCACATGGGCGTGTGGTGTTAGACTGAAAGATCCAACGTGGCGCACAAAAGAATGCTACAAGCGCAACCTTGCATCCGCGACCCGGGAGCGGGATGAGGCGAGGGCGGAACGGGACCAAGCATTGATGCTGCTTGGTGTCTACAAGACGAGGTCCGGTGACCTCCTCGCCCGCGTGAAGCGGCTGGAGGAGGCGGGGGATGAGTGTTCCAGGCACGCAACCGGCCAAGCCAGGGACGACTGGAACGCAGCCAAGGAGGCCACGCCGTGAGCCGCTACAAATGCACGAAGCTGAACAACTTGAGTCCACTTCACGGATTCCTGATCTACACACCAGATGATCGAACCCTGAAAGATCTTCATCCGCAGTTTATCGTCCGCGAACTCAATCGACTAAACGAAAGAATCAAGCGGCTGGAGGAGGCGGGGGAATTCTTGGACGACGTTGCAGATGCCGCGGACGACGACATCCGCGAACACCTTCAAGTCGCCAACTACAATCTCCACGGGCTCCTGAACACCGGCGAGCGAATCCAACCACTGAATCCGCCGCAGACGATTCACCAAGCTGGGATCGACGCTTCGGTCGCCGTCCGCGAGGACATCCGAAAAGCTCGGAAATGCTGGAAGGAAGCCAAGGAGGCCACGCCGTGACCACATTCCACTTCATAGTATCACCGAGAGGCTGGACCCCACCAGACCCACCATATCGCAGCCTGTTTGGGTTCATCTGGTGGTTCTGGATCCCACGGCTGCACACCCAGCATCCCGACCAATGGAACCCAAAGGTGGTGCTGCTGATCTGGCTCTGCTTTGCCGCGGGAATCGAAATCTGGAGGCCAGAGTCCAAGGGCTGTTGGCCTTCCAAGCAGCAACCTGAACAGAAAAAGCCATGACCATCGCCATCGTGATCGGGGCCTACCGCCTCACCGACTTCGTCCACCTCAACATCCTGCAATGCCGCAAGGTGTTTGGACAGGACGTTCCCATCCTCGTCTCCGATGACCGATCTGCGGAGTCGGTGGAGATGGCCGCCTTGGCCAAGAAACTGGACTGCGCCTACGTCTGCCCACCCATGCGCCGTTCCCACACCTCCGGTGATCTCCAAGCATTCATCAACGGGGCAATTTTTGCCGAGCAGCTTGGGGTGGATGTGGTGCTCAAGCTGTCCCAGCGGCTCATCCCATTGGATGGGCTGGAGAAGCTGGTGCTGCCGCCGTTCCAGGATCCCAACAACTGGATCGTCCTGCCCAGCCAACCGGAGAAGGCCACGTTCGCCCGCCAGTCCGCCATGTTCTTCAACAAGTTCACCGCCCTCACGGATGTGGTGGCGTGGAGGCCGGAGAGGTTGAATGGCCAGATGCTGTCAGACCTCTACAAGCGGCAATGCGGCAATGCAAGGCAGCGGAGTGACCAGTTCATCGAGGTGTTCTGGGGGACGCTGACCCAAGGCGACTACAAGGCCCACTCGGTGTACGTGAAGGAGCTGGCCAACCCACCCCTTGGGAAGCTCAAGTCGTACCTCAGAAAGGCCCAGTCCCACCAGCACGAGTACCAGAAGCTCGCCCAATCCCACGGGATTCCCGGGGAGTTCGTGATCGGGGAGTGGGCGCACATCGAGCAGAAGAACTACCTGGCCCTCGCTCCACAGCTATGAAACCCCAAGACGAACTCGTGCTCGCGAAGGGATTCGTGGATTACGTGGACAACGAGTTCAAGGACAACGACGTGCTCATGCTGTCCATGGAGCAGGAGTTCCTGCTTGAAGCCGCCGCCATCAACTTCATCCGACTGATCCGTGAGAATCCACAGCTTCCACAATGACCTGTACCGCTTCGACCTCCACGTCATCATCGGAGGCTCCTGCAAGCAGTCCATCTCCCGGTTCAACAAGAAGTTCAAGATGGGCCTGACCGACTTGGATGGATGCGCCGGCTACCACTCAGGGGCCACCATCAAAGGCAACTCCACCTCCGTCATTTGGATACGCAACGATCCCCAGTCCGAGATGGTGGACATCGTGGCCCACGAATCCTTCCATTGCGCCGTCCACCATCTATCCAACGCAGGTGTCAGGTTCTCAAGGTCTTCCGAGGAAGCCTACGCCTACCTGATTGGATGGGTTGGTAGACGTGTGTGGGAAGCGAAACTTGCGACTTGACAAGATTTCCCGTGGGCATGACGCTCGCGGGCGCAGAAAGGACAACAAAACATGACCACTGAAACCAATCCGACAACGCAACCTGTGAAGCGGTTCTGCGACTACGCAGACTCCGAGCTTCTCAAGCTCACAAACGAACAGCTCAACGACTCCATCCGGATCGAGGCCGTGATGCGCGGCATCAATCCTCCCATCACGCTCCCGGAGGCCCTGCGCCGGAGCGAGTGGCGCGGCTACTCCAAGCCGGCCGAGGCGATCAAGGTGTTCGCCATGAAGGCGGGCTACCGCTCCAGTGAATTTGGTTGGCTGGACGAGGCTCTGGCCCACAAGGCCACGGAAGGCATGGTGGTCATCGAGGACTGCTCGTACCCGACTCCGCACACCAAGATCAAGGGAGGCGAAGTTCCTGAGATCGTCATCAAGTGGGTGGGGGTTCAGAAGTCCGTGGAGAAGGGCGCCAAGTTCGAGGAGTACATGGACGAGAAGATGGGCGAGTTCAACAAGCTCCGGGACGAGTGCCTTGAGCGGTTCTCGTCGGTGCGGCAAGCCGCCTACAACCGGGAGGTGGCGCTCACCAAGAAGGCTGAGTACCTGCGCCTCGCCAATGGGGATGAACAGATCGCCCGTGCATTCTGGGCGAAGGTGGAGCGTGGAACCTGGCCGGAGTGATGCCATGACCAACTCGACCACCAAGCAGAAGTACACCACCGTTGGGGAACTCATCGATATCCTCAAGCGCCACGACCCCGACAGGATTGTAGTGGTGGACATTCAAGGACGGGCCGGTATCACCCACCCGTTGTTCGAGGCCCGCGTCAGCAGCTTCGCCACCTTCAAGACCCACGCCTACCCCTGCGTCCGGCTTGAAGTGGTGGATGGGTGCGATGCCATCAACGACCAGCAGGAGGACGCTGAATGAACTTCAACCGAGGCAAGCTGGCCGACGGGATCTCCAAGCTGTCCCGACTCATGCGGCGGTCCACCTTCCAGGCGGGCTACCTGTTCAACGGTTCCACCATCTCCGTGGGCAACGGGGAAGGACAGGCCACCTTCGACTACGGGGAGGACATCGCCATGCCTTCGGTGGTGGTGCCAGCCTCCGCGCTGGACCAGTTCCTTGTGGGCAAACCCGACGCCACCATCTCCATCGTACCATCAGGCAACAAGGTCACGATCTCCTGCAACGGAACCCGGTTCGTGGCCTCCACACTCGAACCCCACAACGTCCCCATGTCGGAGGGAATCACCGAAGGCTGGTGGGACTGTGGGCAGGACATCGCGGACGCCGTGAAGGCGGCATCCCTGTGGGCCGCAGGGGGCGGGAAGCGCATCGACCAGGACCATCTCCAGATGACTCCTGTGGAAGGCGGGCTGTTCCTGATCTCCTCGGCAGGGGTGGCGTTCTCGTGCGCCCGCGTCGATTGCGAAAACACCCTCCTGTGTACGATCTTCATCCCGGACACGATGGTGGGGGTCATCACGGCCTCCGAGGGGCCGTTCCAACTGGTGGCCACCGAGCGCAGGATCGGGTTCCGTGAAGGACCGTTCACCGCCTACCATGCCCTGTACCAGGACCGGAAGACCCTTCCGCTGGCCGCAGCCAACAACCTGCTCTCCACGCCCCTTTGTACCACCGTGGACCGGGAACGGTTCGCGGAGATCCTCAAGGGCGCGGTGGGGGCCTGCTCATCCATGAGCCTCTTGGACTCCGTGGTCAACCTCGTCGTCAACAGGACCAAGTTGGGCATCAGGAAGACCACGTCTGAATCGTCCTACGAGGCTTCAGTGGACGGTGAGCAGGACAAGGAGGGAGCCGACATCGACATCTGGATGGCCGCCAATCAGGTGCTCCGGGGAATCGGTGGGCTCAAGGGTGAGAAGGTGGCGGTGTTCGCGTCCAACGACAGGGCAAGGCCCATCGTGGTGCGGGAACCCGGCAGGCAATGGCCCGCCCACGCCTTCGCCCAGTGCGTCGGCAAGTCTTGAGAGGCTTGCAATCGGCCGGTGGTTGAGAATAAGGTCCAGCCAACATGGCTTTCTCAATTACCGGCCAGTGGAAGGAATGGGTATTTTCTTCAGACCTCCACGGTGACGAGTGCCATGAGCCTACCGTGGAGCGTTTCCACCGCTTCTGCGACGACCTCAAGCCGCCCATCAGGATCTTCGGTGGGGATGTCTTCAACTTCGCCGCCCTACGGAAAGGGGCCAGCGCCGACGACCGTGCGAAACCGATCCGTCACGACATGGAGACCGGCCTCCGGTTCCTGGATCGGATGTTCAGCGCCAAGTGCGAACAGAAGCACCTTCTCTGGGGCAACCACGACATCTGCCGGCTGCTCCACCTCGCCGAGACCAGCAAGCAGGACGGCCTCCTCCAGCAGCTTGCCCTCGACGGACTCCACGACATCGAGTCCAGGGTCAAGAAGCTGGGCATCAAGGCCCTCCCCTACCACAAGCGCCTCGGGATCCTGGAGATCGGCCACGCCAAGTTCGCCCACGGCTACTACTGCGGGGTCAACGCGGCAAGGCAGCACGCCATCACCTACGGCTCACTCCACTACGGCCACACCCACGCCATCGACTTGGCTCCCGTGCCCGGACTGGAACGCAGGGTAGCGAGGTCTGGAGGTTGCCTTGCGCTTCTCGATCAGGACTACAACAGCCGCAACCCCGGAACGCTCCGCCAAGCCCACGGATGGATGTACGGGGCGATCAATCTCAAGACCGGCACCTTCTTCACGAGGCAGGCCGAGGAAATCGACGGAATCTGGAGCATCGACATCCTGAAATGAAACGCCCCCATTGGACGGAACTGTTGGCCAAGGAACTCGCCAGCGAGAAGGAGGAAAAAGTCCCCAAGGGCTGGTTCTCCTGCGATATGGTGGCCAAGGAACTGGGCGTCACGGAGCGGGCCGTCCAGTACAAGCTCCTGAAGCTGTTCAAGCAAGGGAAGCTGGAGCGTCGGATGTTCAACGTGGTTGCCTCCCACGGCTACTTGAGGAAGACTTTCTTCTACCACAAGAAGTGAGCACAATGGACAACTATCCCGGGAGCATCGTCGCTTCGTGGCTCCAATCCGTCGCCAACCATGGACCCATCACACCCGACCGAATCGCTGCACTCCATCTCCTCCGGAGACTGCGAGCCGCTGAAGGAGGACTCACTGGCCTGCTCGACGTGGAACCTCCTTGTGCGGGAGACGACCGCAAGTTCCCTGTCGATCAGGGAAGCGGTCCGGCTTGAAGAAGGTTGGTGTGAGTGCTGTCAGAGCGACCCAGCCCTGACCACCCCACCCAACTGACCCGCGGCCACCTTCTTGATGGCTTCCTGTAGCTGGGTCGGGGTGCCGTCGTTGTAGAGCACCACGTCGATCAGTCCAGCCTCGGTCAACTCCACCATCCATCCGGCCTCCACCTCGGTGTGGGCCTTGTTGCCGGGGCGCACGATCTCGATGAGGATCCCGCCCTCGTCCCTCCAACGCTTCCCCTCTGCCGCACGGCACAGCCTGGAGTTCACGCAGAGCTTGGGCAACGTGGAGAAGAACCGCTCTGTCACCTGATTGTACTTCCAGATGCCGTAGTCCTCCAAGACCGGGCGGAGGTGGATCTTGGTGTCGTCCTCCTGGGTGTAGGGGCTCACCCCGCACATCTTGACGAGGCTCCAGCCGTAGGCGATGGCGCTGATCCTCGGCTGCGGGCGCCCGGTCTCGATCAGCCAGTCGTGGAAGTTCCCGAACACCTTGTAGTCGGCCTCGTCCACCATCGACTTGATGATGTCCCCGAAGGCTTTCCGCTGGTAGCCCACTCCCACGAGGGCGTCGGCCGCGGTGTCCTTTCCGGAACGTGAATAGCCGGTCAGCGCGATCAATGGATGGAGGCTCATTTGGAAAGGTCGAGGGACGGCATGAGGTTGATCCCGGCGGTGGTGATGGAAAGCCACTGCGCGGGGGTGGGGAAGCAGTAGGTGATGGCCTTCTTGAGGCGGGTGCGGACCACCTTCTTCCATCCCTTGAACGAATGGCGGACGGTCTTCCCACCCTTCTGGTTCTGGAACATGAACTGGGCGCCCGAGGCACACAGGATGTCCAGCTCCTCCTCGCTCGGGGAACTGAAGGATTCCATGACCACCTCCTCGATGATGGCCGGATCCACGGGAAACCTCCTTGCCACCGGGTCGAGGTTGGTTTCCCCGGCCTTGTGGTGGGCCAGAAGGAGCTGGAGCTGCATTAGCCCCTCGTACATCTCCTGATTCTGGAGGATGTCGGGGCGGTGGTGGAAGATGTCGGTTGGGGTCACTTCGCGTTCCTCCGGCTCGCCATAGTCTTGCGGATCTGCCTCACACGCTCCCGGCTGATGTTGTGGATGCGGGCCAGCTCGATGTTGGACAGGCTCCAGTTCCACGCCTTCCGGGTGCGGTACAGCGAAGCCTGCGGATGGGCACGGTAGGTGGGAGGCTTGGGCTTGTGGAGCATCCTGCGCCACCGCCACACGGTTGTCGGGGACACCTTGAGTTCCCGGGCAAGGACGGCGTCCTGCTTGGACCAGTCCTGTCCTTCCATGAATTTGCTGTCCAACTTGTTTCGCATCGGCGGAACCAGAGTGGGATGGAGGGAAATCTTTGTCAAGTTCCGACTTGACGGAGCAATGCGGAAGTTCCATTCTTCGCCTGCCAATAGGACAGAGGCCGCGCAATCACGATGCGGTCCAGATCCTCAAAGGCGACTACTACAACATGAGTGAGAAACCGAATCCGTTCGTTCCCGGGCAGACTGCCAGCGCCCCGCCTGTTGAACCTGGAATCCACCCCGGCGTCTGCGTCGGACTGTACGACATCGGCACCCACGTCGATCAGGTCTTCAACAAGAAGAAGCGCAAGTACGTCATTGAGTTCGAGCTTCCGGCTGCCGAGCCGAGGACACTTGAGGACGGCACCGTCGTCCCGCGCACCCTGTCCACCACCGTCACTGCCTCGATGCACCCCAAGGGGATGCTTCGGCCCCTTCTGGAAGGCTGGCGTGGCAAGAAGTTCACCGAGGAGGAAGCCAACTCCTACGACATCTCCAAGATCCTGGGCCATTCTGCCCAGCTCAACGTGGTCCACGACTCCAAGAACGGGAAGACCTACGCCAACATCAGCACCGTTCTCCCGGCTCCCAAGGGTTCCAAGATGACGCCCAAGACCGAGCCCACGACCTGGTCCGTGACCAGCCTCGACGACGCCTCGGAGCTGGAGCAGGTGGACATCCCGGAGTGGGTCAAGAAGAAGGTCGCCGACTCGGAGGAGTACAAGAACCTCCGCGCCCGCACCAACCAGTCCCAGCAGGATTCCGGGAGCGATGTCTCCCCGGAGGACTTCTGATTCAACCACAACCTTCAACCAGTCAGTCAATCCATCAGTATGAGCAGCACTACCATCCCCATCCTCACCGCCACCTCCATCCCGCCGCGCAAGCGCACCGCCCCCACTGGGGGAGGCCGTCCCGCAGGTTCCACGAAGTACCCGTTCAAGGACCTCGCCGTCTCCAGTGGTGACAACTGTCCGTACTTCACCATCGAGGCGAAGACCCGGGCCGGCGCGTCCGCCATCGGAACCCGTGGAGCCAAGTTCGTCCCCGGCGCCAAGTTCGCGGTCCGCGGCCTGTACCTCGAAGACGGCACCCAGCAGGTCGCTCCCAGCGGCAAGCTGCTGTTCGGCGTCTGGCGGGTGAAGTGAGTTGAGGTTCCCACCGGGGCGCGACGTTGATACGCGCACTTTCCAATCAATGACCATCAACGACCCACTCAACGACATCGAACCAACGCAACCCCAGCGCCTCCGAGCCTCGGACCGCTGGATCATCTTCGACATCGAGACCGGCTCACAGGACGAGGAGGTCCTGAAGGCCCAGATGCCCGAGTTCACCCCGGCGGCCAACCTCCGTGACCCCGAGAAGATCAAGGCGGACATCGAGGCCAAGAAGGCCCGGTACCTTTCCCAAGCGGCCCTGTCTCCCATGACCGGGAAGGTGGTGGCGGTGGGGATCCTGCAATCGCATGGCGACCCCTTGTTGATCCACGGCGAGGACGAGGAACGGGTGGTCCGGGAGGCGGTGGAGTTCATCACCCCGCTGATGGTGGACCGGGTGAGCTGCATCGGCTTCAACATCCACGGGTTCGACCTACCATTCCTGCGCTTCCGGGCGATGGTCCACAAGATTCCCACGCAGTTCTGGACCCGCTACACCGGGCGGGCGTACTGGGCGGAGAAGTTCCGGGACCTCCTGCCTGAACTGGTCATGGGCCGTGACTTCGCCGGCTACAACCTGGATGCGGTGGCCAAGGCATTCGGGCTGGGCGGGAAGACCGGCGACGGCGCCCACTTCCACGAGACCTACAAGAAGGACCAGAAGGCTGCGCTCGACTACCTGCTCAAGGACCTTGAGCTGACCCGGGACATCGCCAAGCGCATGGAGGTCATTGAATGAACCTCCACGTCGAATCCAGGATCCTATGGGACAAGGTCCTCAAGGAGACCAAGAACAAGATCGCCATGGACATCGGTGCCAACACGGGAGGCTACGCGGCCCAGATGCTGGACGCTGGGTTTGAGGTGTGGGCCTACGAGCCGGTGAATGACGTAAGGCAAAAGATGGAGGAGCGGCTCAAGGGCCGACATGGCCTGACTGTCCGCAGGGTGGCCATCTCGGATGAACGTGGAGTCATATCGAACGTCAACGTGCAGTCCTGTTGGACCCTTGTTCCTGACGGATCTGGGTTGGAAAGGGCTGCGGAGTACGTTGGGAAGCCGCCATTCAACGTCATCACCAGCACCATCGACCATGAGTGCGATCAACTGATGATCGTCCCCGGTTTCATCAAGCTGGATGTGGACGGGTACGAGTTCAAGGCCCTGCGCGGAGGGGTCAGGACCATCCAGACCTACCGTCCTCCCATCCTCTGCGAGTTCAACTGCTACATCAATAAGCTCGGCCAGTCCCCGGAGGAGTTCGTCCGGTTCATCACGGAGACCCTGAACTACCGGATCGAGTCGATGGACGGGGAGGTGGTGGCCTGCTCATGGGAAGCGGTGGCTCCCCACTGGCCCTACCATTCGCCCTACGACGTGATGCTCCTACCCAACTGAAGTCCAACAGGTTTGGAGGAATCGTCTCTGGAAGCGAAAGTTCCGTGTTGACGAGTCGATAGAATCCAGTAGGCTCTCCTCGTCGATAACAGCACTCGCTGTTCAATAAACCGCAGCAGTTTAGAGTTCAAACGCAACGTTACCATGATCACAAACGAGACATCATATCCAGATGAAGAGTGCATGTCCGATGGACTTCTCCCAGATGGGAGAAATGAGGACGGAAGCGAAACACTTCCAATGACAAAGGAGGCTCAGGAAAGCTATGACGCATTGAGCAGCTTTTTCGCAAACGCAAGAATACACTAACATGAGCAACGCAACACGCACGTCGCAGCAGGCGATAGCCGACGCCATCAAGTCCGGAGCCGTTCAGGCATTTGCGGATAATAAGCCAATTCAGTTTAACTACAACAACAATGGATGGAAACTTTTTGATAAAAAGTCTCCGGCATTCGCTTCCGAAGAAATGTTTTGGCGCCCCGCCCCGACGCCCCGCTTGCGGCCGTGGAAGCCGGAGGAGGTGCCGGTGGGGGCGCTGATTCGGAGCAAAAAGTATTCAACTGAACATCGCTGGATGATTGTTGGGTGGAACGTTGCCACGCTATTCACTTCAAACACAGCGTTAGGTCCTGTTGATTTTGATGACTGTCTCAGTGATTTTGAACACTCCCTCGACGGCGGGAAGACGTGGCACCCGTGCGGCGTGATGGAGGGTGGAGAATGAGTGAGAAACGTTTTCAGGTGTGGTTTGTACCAACCGAGAAAGGCAAGGAAGCCTTTGGATGGAAAGAGTCTTTGTATGGATCAGCAACACTGATGACTGCTGATGATGCTAGTTTTGAGGCGTATCTTGCCAACCTTGAAGAGCCGTCACCAGACGCTAGCGAGTACGGATCTTACAAAGTGCGTGAGATTTCTGTGGAAGGAGGTGCGAAGTGAGCGACACGCCAAGGACGGATGCGGAGGAGTGTGATGCGTTCATTGGAATTCACTCCTATTTTGACGCTGACGATGTGTATCGCGGATATGGATTCGCCCGCCGACTAGAGCGCGAACTCACCGCCGCTCAAGCCGAGGCCCTCAAGTTGCAGGAGGAGAACGCCAAGCTCCAGGAGCGGGTCAGGAGGTTGGAGGAGGCACTGGACACGCTCACGCTTGTTGTCGGTCTTACGCCGATTGCCGGAAACAAGGAGGCGCTGCAAGAGGCCGTGGACATCGCAAGGGGCGAACTCAAAGCCAAGGACACCCAATGAAACTCCACACCTACGGTGATGTCCGGGCTGACGGGATGAGGTTCATCCAGTACAACAAGAACGCGGCCGGAGACGGGTTCATTGAAGCCTGGTCGAACCCTGATGCTTGGGAGGCGATGAACCAACGGAAGCTCCAGCGCAACCGGGAGTACAAGCGCAAGAAGGCCGCCGAGAGACGTGCCCAGCGGATCGACAAGTCGGTGGGCAACCTGTTGAAATCCGGCTCCTGAATCGACATGAGTGAAGCCGAATCCCAGTGTTTCAGTTGCGGCCAATCATTCCCGGACAACCAGCTCATCTGGGACGAGGGGGATGACCAGTGGTGCCGAGGCTGCATCGACCGCTGGGAGTCGCTTCACCAAGAGGACTGGGCCACCGGCCAACCGCTCAAGCACCAGACAACCTGCGAGGACTGTGGGTTGAAGGGGTACCACCACCCAAACTGTCCAGGAGAAAATTGATAAAAATTCAATTATGAAAAGTATTACAACAAAAAGATTCATGGTTGCTGGGAATCTAAAAGATAGAGGACTCAGCAACGATGAAATAGCAACGCAGATGGGAATAAAGGTTGATCAAGTTAAAATTCTTCTCAAGCGGTATCTCGTTAGACTCGAATACGATTCGCTGCCTTCCGAGGATAAGTATTGGGGTGACGGTTTAAGTGCGAGGGCGGTCCTCGCCCTAAACACTGTTGGGGTCTATTCGCGTGAAGAAGCCAAAGACGCCATCATGTCCGGGCGTCTTGTGCCAGGACATACGCTGAGGGGATACGGGATTGTAACCGACCAAGAAATCCGCAGGTGGCTTGGGATTGCGTTGCGTGGATCATGAAGACCCTGACACAACTACTGTCCGAGTTCCCTCCTTGCCTTGTACGTATGGCTGCCCGGAATCGTCGCTCCACCCTCACCGACAAGCAGATCGCGGTGCGGTGTGGACGGAAGCTTGGGGAGGTGGTGCGCTGGGGGAGGTTGGATTCCTGGGCCTCCATGAAGGTCAGGGACGTGGACGATTTCCTGTGGGGGTGTGGGTACAGCTACGGGGATCTCCCGGAGCTGAGGCGGTACCTCAAGCGCACCTTGAAGTCCGCCACCCCATTCGCCCATCTCGACGGGCTCAAGCCCTCGACTGTTTCCTCAATCGCACGCGCCTGCGAGCGGGCCGGCGCCTCGATGAACGGATCCGCAGTCCTCCCTGCTTCCTCTTCCGCAGGCTGAACCCGGCCCGAGCCCGGGAAAGGGTGGCCCGCTGCGAAGGTGTCGCCCGCGCCATGATGGCTCCCATCTCCTCTTCCGTGGGGTTGCGGCCGAGGACGGACCGGAACGGATCCCGTCCACTGATCGAGGAGTTGAACCGCTGCTCCGCCTCCTTGGCGTCCAACCCCTTGTCGGTGAAGAAGTTGAGCGCCCGCTGCTTGGCTGCCTGGAACTTCGCGTCGTCCCCCTCGTACAGGGCTGCCACGGCATCCCGGATGATGGGGGTCATGGGGGTGGCGCGGGTTTGGGCCGGAGCGCCTCCAGACTCCCGCACCTCCATCCCCACAGCTCCTGTACGCACCGCCCGCTTGGCCTCCCGGGCCATGGCTTCCCCGGGCAGCAGGGCGTTGATGAGCGGCTGGCTGAACCACACCTGCTTCCGAGCCCAGTCCAATGCGGGGTAGGTGACATCGCCGGACTGGTAGGCTTGCGTGGCCGCGCCGATGAGGTTGTTGGCCGCACCGACCAAGGGGTTGTTCTCCAGCACGTTGGCCGTGATAGGTCCCATCAGGGGCTGCCCAGAAGTCAACGCCCCCACGAGGCTAGCGCCCATGGGCATCACGCCGCCGGCAGCAGCCGTCAGGTACTTCCCAAGCAGCTCGGGATTCTCTCCCACCTGGGTGATGGTGGGGCTGGTCAGAGGCTCATTCTGGATGGCGGTCCTCGCGGCCTGCTTGAACGGCAGCACCAAGGCGCCCGTGGCCAACGTCATCGCCAGCAGGAACAGGTAGGCGGCAGCCTGTCCGAACTCGTCCTTCCAGTCGGCACCACCTTTGAGTCCGAACACCCGCTTCTGGACGCCGATCAACTGGAGCATGTAGCGCATGAACAGGAACGCCTTGCTCTTCAGCACCGCCCCGATGCCGGCACCGCCCTTGGTGATGTCCGGCCTCGTGGAGTCCACCTCCTTGTTGGTCAAGGACACCAGCTCAAACACCACCCCATCCCGCTGTTCCGGGGTGAGCAGCTCACCCTTGGCCCCATCGGGGTTGCGGAGGTAGTAGTCCATGGCCAACCGCTCCAAGGAACCGGTGGGGTCGTAGGTGGTGCGGTAGTTGGAGAGCTGCTCCTTGCTCAGTCCGAGGTCTTCGGGCTTGATGGTCTGTGACGCCGCGGACTTGATCTTCTGGTCCCGGGTGGATCCCTCCAACCCGTCCACCCACAGCCACAGCTTCAGCTTGATCCTGTCGGACAACTCCTTCTCCAGCAGGGAGTTGGTGTAGTTGACCATGCGATCACCAGCCCCCGGGAACCTCTGGCGCAGGTACTCGAACGACGCCGGGATCAACCCCTTCCCAAGGAACGGACTGGTCAACACGCTCGAAACGATGCGTGACACCGCGGTCTCCTTGGCCCTTGTGGTGTCGCCGAAGGACAATGGGTTGGCCTTGTACCGGCTCCAGATGGACGAGAACGGTTCCGCCCCCTCGACGCCCCCGGAGTCCTCAAGCTCTTGGCGGTGGGTGAGCATGTCGCTGAACAGTTCCCACGAGACGTCCAGCAGCTTCTCCCGGAGACGCTTCGGCAGTGCGAGGGCCAGCTTCCTCAAGGCTTTGTCGGCCGACTTCTGGAACACGTACTTCACACCCCTCAACGCCTGCTTGCTGTAGAGGGTCATGGCGAACCCGACTCCACCGTGCATCAGGCCGACACGCAGCGGATCCAACACCACCGCGGTGAGGTTGTTGATGATCGGTGAAGGGGCTGACAGGAGCGTGGAGGCCACCGCGCCCGCGCCGGCATTGAGGATGGCCACCTTGAACGCCTCCTCCTCCATGACTCGCTGGCGGCTCAGGGCGTCCTCGCGGTCCTTGATGAGGGTCTCCAGCTTGTTGGCCGTCCGCCGCAACATGGTGTAGGTGATCATCAGTTCGCCGGCCTTGAACTTCTTGCGGAGGTCGGCCTCCAGCTCACGGGTGGCGGACCAGGTGCCGATCTTCTTGCCGTTGCGGCCAAGCTGTTGGGCACGCGCCTCGATCTTGGTGTCGTACTCGGCCAGCCGCGCCCGCATCGCGGACAGCATGTTCCGGCCGGCGTTGATCTCGGAAATCTGGAGGGCCTGCTTGCCCATGTGGACCATTCCGGCCCGCTTCGCGTCGGTGTCCAGCGAGTAGTCGTAGAAGAAGCTCGGAGCCACCATCTTCCCACGGGCCTTGACCAGCGCACCCTTGGCCGACCGCACCGCCGCCAACGCCTTGGGCAGGTCGCTCACAGTGGGGTCGTTCGAGGGCTGGGTGACAAGCTCGGTGGTCCGGTTGTAGTTGACCACGTCCCTGTCGAGGGCCTTGAGCAGCGCCTCCTTGGCCTCCGTGGCTCCCACCTCCGCCTCGTCCGTGGAGAGCAGCGGAGCCAGCTCCTCCGCGATGTCGTTGAGGGTGGTGAACTGGGTGCCCCTGCGGATCAACTTCGAGACTTCCCTGTACGCGGCCCGAAGCGCCTTGCCGGCAGTCGGGGTGTAGTCGGTGGAGGACTCCCGGATGTGGGAGTACACATGGCCCTCGATGTCCGCCTCGGCCACCTTGGTGCGCTCGTCCCAGACCATGGGAACCTCAGTGCCCTCCGGAGCCTCGGCCACCCGGCGCCTGTGTTCCGCGAGATCCTTGGCGCGAGCCCCCATCCATTCGCGGGTGTACTCCTGCCCCGCCTCGGAGAACTGGCGGCCGATGGAGTACCCGTACTGCATGGCCTTTCGGGAGAAGTCCAAGCCGAAGAGCTGCTCCTCCGGGGAAAGTCCGGGGGCGTTCGGATCCTTCGTCGCCCCGTCCACCTCGGTGCCGGAGTAGATGTCGCCGAGTTCCCGGGAGAACTTGTGCTGCATCTCCGCGAACGCAAGGTCCTCCTTGGTGGCCACGAGTCCTTCACCGAGAGAATCCCCTTCCTTGACCGGGGTGGAGCCGGGGTTCTGGTTCTGGCTCAGGATCCACGAGTTCACCTTGCGGTTCCAGATCGCGATGTCAGCGGCGTCATCCGGGTTGAACCCATGGGACTCGATGGCCTTCCGGCGACCCACCGCCAACGGTTCCTTGGTGCGCTCAATCAGGTTCTTCGCACGCGCCCCGAACGTGTCGATGGCCCGGGACAGCTTCACCAGCTCACCACCGGCACGTCCAGCCATGAGCCGGTACGCATTGAAGCGGGTGTCCAGATGGTCGCCCCACGCGGCCTTGAGCATCCCGGCCTTCTCCAGTCCCAGAAGGGGTATGGACAGGAGCTGCACGGCCTTGGAGTCTTCCCATGCGGACTCAAAGAGCCAGCGCCGGTCGGTCAGATAGCGACTCACGTAGGCCAGCGAGTTCCCGTAGGAAGTCCGCTTGGCTGGGTCGGTGATGTAGGTCGGGGACTCCGGGTTGTACACCGCGCTGATGGTCTCTTCCATCCAGTCGCCGATGCGGTCGAGGTTGGTCTTCTCCACCGTGTAGTCCGGGGTGAAGTTGACCACGTACTCCTTGCCGCTGGGGCCGACAAGGGTCTGGTCCCCGTTGGGCCTTTCGGTGTAGCGGATGATGCCGGAATACTTGAACCCGCCGTAGCGGAAGGCCGACTCCACACGGGCTTGGTACTGCGGACTCACCTGCATCCGGTCCATCGCGGCAATCGCCGCATCGAGGCCGTCCAGTTGGATGAGCTGCCTGTCGAGCGCCCGGTCCAGCCTAGCCACCTGGTTCAGCACCGAGTTCGCGTCCACCTTCAGGGCGATGATGGTCTTCAGGGCCGTCTTGGGGTTGCCCACCTTGGCCTTGAGTTCCTTGATCTGACCCTTCGCCGCAGCGGTGTCCGCCATGAGCCCACGGATCAAAGACAACCGGTCTGGCAATCCGCTTCCAGGCTTCAGGGACGCACGGATGGCGTTGGCGATCTCGTCCGTCATCAGCGGGCTCTTGGTCTTGTCGGACTGCCGGGACTCGATCCAAGCCTTCATGGCCTCGGGTGAGGCGAAGTCCGCGAGCGGGGCCTCCTTGGCAATCGACTGGAGCGCAGCGGCGATGGCGTCCTGCTTCTGCCGCAACCCCACCACCGCAGCACTGGCCCTGTTGAGTTCCTCCACCGTGCGGGAAGCCGAGGAAGTCCCCACCTTTTTGATCTCCAAGTCGATGAGGGCCTGGAGATCCTTGAGCAGTTGGTCGGCCTCCTGTTCGCTGACACGCGCCAGCAGCCGGGATTCGGTGAGGTCGTTCAGCCGGTTGCTGATCAAGGTGATCTGGGACGCCACCCTGGACTGCCGGTTCTTCAGGCTCACGTACCGCTGGTTCAGGTACAGGTGGGTGGCCATGATCGACTGGGCGGCCACAGACTTGTAGGCATCCGGAAGCTCGTTGAGGGTGCGGTAGTTGCCCCAGCCCTCGTTGGCTTGACGGATCTGGTCCGCCACCGCAGCCACCTGCGCGATCTGCCGCACGCCCTTGAGGTTGGACAGGGTCGCCTTCTCCACTGGGGTGGGATTCTCCTTCTGCTCCAAGGCCGCGATCTCGTCCAAGGTGGACTGGGGGATGATGGCCGAGGCCGTCTGCCCCTGTGCCACCACCGCCTCCGTCTGCCCTTCCTCCGCCACCCGCTTGAACCGCTGTGGCTGGGTCACGTACAGGTTGTTGGCCACGGAGTAGCGGATGTCCCCGGTCTCCGGGTTGAACCGCTGCGACAGGAGCACCACGTTCCCGGCGTCGTCGTAGGTGACGGGGTCGGCGGACTTGATCTGGTTGGGAAACATGACCACGTAGATGTCGCCACCCCTCTTGTCCTCGCCACTGAAACCCCTGGAGAAGAACGAGTCGAATCCGAGGCTGGATTTCAGTGCCGCATTGATGACCTCGGGGGATACCCCGGACCCGACGATTCCTCCGATCTGGTCCAATGCGCTGCGTTCATCCGTGAAGAACTTGGAAGCGCCTTCGACTGCACCGGCAAGCGTCGTCGAATAGGTGTCCACGTAGTTGGACAGGAATCCATCCTTCCAAGAGACCCCATCCTTCTTCTCCTCTTCGACGATCCCACTCAACAGGCGCTTGACATCGGATCTTCCAAACGGCTTCGCATCGTATGCAAGGGACTTCCCCAGTTTCAGGAACGCCGACAACAGCATCCCTCCATCGGTCGAATATCCGCCCGCAACATCCCTGTCCGTGGTGAAGTAGAACCCGGATCCTTCCGATCTCCCATTGGACGAACCGATCATGCCGACATCGAACCTGGAGAACCTCTTGGGACTGCCATGGTACACTGGGCCGATGTTGTACCCGGCAGATTTTGCCGCCTCATCCACCATCTGCTGCGCTGCCACCATGTCCCCGCGAGCCACAGCTTCCAGGTACGCCTTGTCCATCGCTGCGACGTCCTGGTTGTAGCGGCTCTGCTGCTGCCCATTCCACGGACCCGCAGCCGCCCGGAGCGCACTGACCATCAGCTCCTCGAAGTTGTTGGGACGGGTCTCGAACCCGAACGTCCGCTTGAGGGCCTGCCAGATGGAGTCGAGGAACCGCTGCCACGCCGGGCGCACCTTGGTATTCGCGGCACGAATAGACGCCTTGTCGATGGCCGCTTCCATGGTGGCCTCGAAGGGCGAGTAGCCCCGGGCCAACTGCGCTTGGACATCTCCCTCGCTCAACTGCCCAACCACTTCACCCCAAGCCTTCTGGACGGCCGGGTCTTCCCAGACGGTGTGGAGGATCTCGTGCCAAATCTTCTCGCCCACCTCCGCCTCAGAACCGATCTGGGAACCGTTGATGGTGATGATGGGTTGGCCACCCGGGGAGAACTGGATCTGGGCCGCCACGTTCCGGCCGTCCGGGGTCTTCAGGTTCGGATCGTCCACCACCCGGATCAGGATGGAGGGATTGCCGTTGGCCTCCAGCCATTCATCCACGGCCACCTGCGCCCGGGCCTGCCCAATCGGCTCGGCGATCAGGGAACTCACCGAGAAGTCCAGCGAGCCCAGCTTCTGCAAGGTCGGGAGGGCGGCCTCGTAGGCTTCCATCTCCCGGTCGTTCAGCTCCTCGGTGGTCTGGCTCTGGTAGGCGGCGATGATCGTCACCAGTTCCTTGGAGGTGAGGCCCAAGCGGGACTGCACTTCCTTGAGAACCGCCACGGCATCCTGCCGCGCCCGGGGAGTCTTTCCAACAGGAGCGATCTGTGGGCTCACCTGCGAGGTGGCGCGGGTCAGGTTGGTCTCGGTTTCGGACTCGCCGATGGCCTGCTCGCCGGAGATCCGCTGGTTCAACTGCTCCTCACCCGACTTACCCACATCCATCGCGGCCGATTTAGCGATCTTGGCTTGATTGAAGGTGAACTTCCCACTGCTCGTCCACCTTATGGCCGACTGGTAGAGCTTGTTGCGATACCGCTGGAGGGCATCAAACTTCCCCTGCTCGGAAAGCAGTTCGTAGCCGTCGGACTTCTGGACTCCCTGCTCGGCATCCAAGTCCAACTGCCGGATCTTCTTAGCCACTGGGTCGTCCGTGGCAATACCCGCATCCACCGCCTCATTGACTAGGTTGTAGGCGTCCCGGGTGATCGTGGGAGCCCCCTTGTAGGGACGCACTCCGAACACGGATTCCTCGATTGCCGGGGAAGGAGCTGGTGAGACTCCCGCCCCGGCTCCCGAGGTAGCGACACTTTGGGCCGCCGCAGGTTCACTGCGGAGAGGGGATTTCCGGAGACGGGCTCCGGGTTTGGTGGGTGCAACCACCGGCTCCGCTACTTGCGGATTCGCACCTTCTTGGACCGGAGTTCCTTGCGGAGCTTGAGCTTCTGGTTGGGGGACAGCGGGCTCCCGGACGACATCAGGAATTTTACCTGCTTGAGTGACTTGGTTTTCATTGGCGAGAACGTCGATGACGGTGGTGGAGATGGGGCGGGACTTCATCTCCGCGGCACGGCGGCGGGCATCCACCTGCGCCTGAGCCAACTGCTGCTGGGCGGCCACGGCAAGGGCCTGCGCTCGGAGATCCTGCTCCACCGGAGCCACAGGCTCAGGGGCGGGGAACAACTGGGACGGCAGAGGCTGCGGCTCCTGCGGGATCTGTTGGGCCTGACGCGCCTCCCGCGCCCGCTGCTGGCCTCGAAGGATGGCTTGCTGGCGCACCTGCTCCCGACGGGCCTGCTCCTCCTGCGAAGGGATGGAGCCGGTCGTGAATCCCTCTGGCGGGTACTGGCCGATGGTGGGCTCCTGAACCGGTTCCGGAGGCTGGATCTGCGGCAGGGTCAACCCAGCCTCCAGGTTGGACCGGCGTTGGGCACGGCGCTGCTCCCCGATGAACTGGTCGATGGGGGTGCCGGCATCGTCGATGGAAGGGGGCTGGAAGATCCCTTGGGGAGCCGACTCCGCAAGCAGCCGGCGGCGGTAGTCGTCCTCCAGAACCCGACGCCGCAGGTCCAACCGCTGCTGCACGCCGGACAGGAGCTGCTCGGTGGTCAACCCCTCGAACTGGCTCATATCAGGAGGAGCCTGTGGACGGGGCATCCTCGACGCCTCGGCCACCAAGGCCATCTGCGGGGAGTCGATGGGGGCGTTCTCGACGATCTGGTTGAGCTGGTTGAACGGATCCCGCTGCTGACGGATGGCGGCGAGTCGGTCGGCGCGGTTGCGGGCATCGACGCCAGCGGCGGCCCCGGCAACACCGCTTCCCAAGATTGCCCCAGCAGCCGCAGCTTCAGGCACACCCTGCATCAATGGGCGGTTGGGATCATAGCCGATCTCACTGGCCGCCACGTTCCCAGCCACCTGCTCCAAGCCTTCCTGAGCGCCTTCGCGAACCGCGCCCTCAGTCAAGGCACGGGTCAACCGATTGGCTCCAAGGCGACGTAGCGACTGGGCTCCAGGCACGACACCAACCACAGCCTCGGTGGCTGCGCCGATGGGGGCCGTGACCCCGAAAGCCGCCTGGGCCATCTCAGGGTTGCCGGTCGAACGGGCCTCCTGTGCGGCCTGCTGGCCGGAGGACATGCCGTACTGCGCCACCGCGAGAGCGGGGTTGACCAAGCCCGCCGCGACCGTGGGGACAAGTTGCCCAGCGCCGGAAGCCAGCGTGGAGGTGAAGTCCTCGTTGAACTGTGGGTTGGTCGGGAACGCTTCACGCCCACCGGAGACCACGCCGGCACCCGCCTTGTACAGCGGGTCTTGGGTGATCATCTCCTCCATCTGCTGCGGGCTGACAGGAGCCTGCTGCGGGAGTGCCGGTTCCGTCGGGAACGCGCCACCAGGACCGACTCCGACACCGCTCTTGGAAAGGGCTTCTCCGGCACGCAGGAGAAGGCCACCAACCCGGGGGATGGCTTGGACTGCTGCGCCAACCCCAGCCGATCCGGCCTGCATGAAGCGGTTCAGTGCGTCCGCTGCGCGACCGTCACTGGTGGTTGCACCCTCCTCAAGGGTGGCCTCTTCAGCCTTAGCCACCACCCCCGCTTGGGCTCGGCGGCGAGCCTCGGATCCACGGGGGCCGGCGGAGGCGATCTGGATGGCGTCGTAGTTGGCGAACGCCTGCTCCGCGATCTCGGGCGTCAGGTCGCCCTCGACATCAATCTCCAGCTTGCGTCCTTGATCGTCTTGGATTTCGTACCTTGCCACGGGGCAATGGTGCGACTCCGCAATACGTCAAGTCAAACCCGAATCATTGGATCGGGCGTGCCGTGAAGGCCCTTCCGGTGGCCCGGTTGGTCAGGCTGAGCGGGGAGGATCCGAGCCCAGGAATCAGTGCGGCTGGGTTGTTGGTAGGCAAATTCTGCCCCATCGCACTCGCCTGTGGAGCCGATGGTGTGACGGCCACCAGCTTTCCACCCTCCGCACGGATGAATGGAAGCTGCTTGGCCACCACGTTGGTGCCTTGTAGGCTCACTAAGTTGCCGATGTCGGGGGTGACCTTGAGAGCCAGCCCGTAGTACGGCTCGACACCTTTGGCAAGTCGGGCCTTGGCGGCCTCGGCCGCAGACTTCGCCTGGCCACCAACGAATACGCCACCAAGCATTCCTTCACCAGCCTTCACCACCTCCTCGTCTTTTTGGCGGAGTTCGGCGATGGCGGCCTTGAGCATTGCCGCGGCGTTGGCGGCTTCAGTGTTGAACTGGTCCGCGTCCTTGTTCTCAGCCGCCACGGTTTGCTCCAAGTCCACCAGATCCTGCGGACGCAGCCGGGTCGCGTTGGCGTTGATCTCCGCGATGGCCTTGCGGGTGGCCAGCTCACGTTCCCGGAACTGCCGGTCGTTCTCGGCCATCACCGACTTCAGGTCCAGCTCGCGGCCGGTGTTCAGGGTGTCGGCCTGCACCCGCGCCATCCCAACCCGGTTCTGACCTTGGCTGGCATCGCGGTACGCATCGGTCTGGTACCGCTGGGCACGCTCACGGCTCGCCACCTCCTGCGCCTGGCGGATGCCGGACAGGAAGGACTCACGGTCCTGCAAGTCCAGCTGGCGCTGGGCGAGCTGGTTCTGCGCGGCGGCCTGAACCTGCTGCGCGACGACGGGGTTGGTGAAGAGGACTGCCATAGGATTACCCTCCGAAGCTGATGCTGCCCGGGTTGGAGATGGTGAACGGGTTGTACGAGCGGGCCGGCATGACGTTGCCACCACCGAAGCTCACGCTGCCAGGGTTGGAGATGGTGTAGGGGTTGGTCGCCGGGACACTGGAGACGAACGGGTTGTAGACGTTGTTGCTGACAGCCCCCTGCCCACCACCGCCACCGCCGCGGTTCAACATCCCGAAAATCTGGGAGAACCCGCCCCCGCCCCCACCTCCGCCCATCATTCCACCGATGCCGCCCATGCCGCCACCGAAGTACATCGAAGCCGCGGACTTCGCTAGGTCCATGATCTGGCCGGCCTGCTGGTTGCCGAAGTCCGACAGCTTCTTCGCCCAGTTGTCCTCGGCCTTGTAGCCCATGATGTTGGCTTGGTTGGTGGCCGTCAGGGAACCGAGGAGTTCCGCGTTGCGACGGGCCGCCTCGCCACGGGCCTCCATGGGCAGGAACGAAAGCCCCACACCCCGGAGCGGGATGTTGCCACGGGACGTGATGGCCTGCATGGCCGTGTTGGCCTGCTGCGCCTGGGTGTTGCCGAGGGCTGAGGCCGCCGGGGAGATCGACTGTATGGCCGACTGGAACAGCGGCAGGGCGTTCTGGTTGGAGCGGTTGGTCGAGAGGATGGTCTCGAAGCGGGACCGACCACCGGTACGGCCGCCAAACCCGCCACGGGACAGGTTGAGCTTGTCCACCGCCGACAGCCCACCACCAGCCAAGCGGTCCGCGAAGGAGTTGGCCATCCCCGTGTAGCGGGACTGGAGGGCGTCGAAGGTGTCGAGCGGGTTGACCGAGGCGTTCTGGGCGATGCGACCAAGGACGGCCAGGTCCTGCGGGGTGATCTGGCTGTACAGGTTCTGGGCGCCGGCCACCTCGGACTCGATGTTGCCGATGGTCCTCTGGTCGGCCGCACGGTCGGCACCAAGCTGGCGCACGGCATCCACGAGTGCCGGCCGCAGCGCCTCGTTGTCGGAGTACAACGTCCGGTAGTTGGTGTCCCCGAACATCCCGATGATGCCGGCGATTGGATCTTGGAAAGCCATAGGTCAGCGCCCTTTGAGTTGTGCCAGTGCATCCCGCAACCGACGATTGTTCTCCGCATTCCACTTCTTCACCTGCTCCTCCCAAATCCGAAGTTCCGGAAACCGGTTCTTCAGGGAGATGGGCATGTCAGGGAAATCGGAAAACTGGAACTCGTCGGCAGCAGACCGCTCCGCCACCGTTCGATTGAAATTGGGGTTGGTGGCCATATTTGTCCATCACATTCACCAGCACTTGGTAGCACCGGAAACCTTCATGGTCACGGCGCTGACACAGAAGGCCCCACCGGTCTCGTTGGTCCACAACCGCCAAGCCACATGGATGCCCTGGGAGTAGAAAGCGAACCGCGGCGGCAATGTCGGACGGGTGCCCGATTCGCTGGACTGGTCGAGGCAATCCAGATCCACCGGGGTCGAGGTCTCCCAAGACATGCATCCAGGCTGTGAACCTGTGCCCACCGCGCAGTTGAGCTGCCCGGGAACCGTCTGCTCCTCAGCCGTCAACTCCACCGTGATCGCCTGCACCATCTTCTCGGTGGACACACGGAAGTTCAGTGCATCCGTCTGGAGCAACGATGGATAGGAAGCTTGGGTGTACGTGGCCACCCCCACTTCCGGGAACGTCCCATCGGTAACGGTGGCGATCTGCTCCCGTGAGTAGGTGGACGCGGAGAAGTCCTTGATGGCCTTGTCCGACGCGCTGACGAACAGCCAGCGTTCCCCGGACTCGCAGGCCCGACACAGGTCCCCGATGGACTGATTGCAGAAATTCGACAACACCGACCCCGATTGCACTCCAAGTGAAATGTCCTCGGTGGGATTGATGATCCCGTTGTAGTCCACCGGAACGAACTCCACGGGACACGGCTCCCCCTCCTTCGTCCCACGCAGGGTGGTGGGATCACAGAGCCCAATCTGCCCAAGGTAGTCCCGGAGCGTCGGGGACGTGTCAGGCCGGTGGACCGCCGCAGCGGTGATCCCGTGGTCCAACAGGGTCGCCTTGTTCGTGGAGATCCAGATGACCAACGTCAGGTTGGGACAGGTCGATGAACCCGTGGGCCAAGAGAACCACACCGAGTTGTCGATGGCATTCCACCAACCCGACGCAACATCGCATCTGGATTTGTTGATGGCACCATAGGAACTCAAGACCCCTGAAGGCAGGCCGGCCACGTACTCGCTGGAGACACCGCGGAAGATGGCGGCCCCGGCATTCCTGAGCCACTCCGGCCGCTGCGGGGAGCGGTCGTGGTCGTTCATCACCCAGATGTCGTCCTCACCCAACCAGAGGTGGAACGTGCCTGAACTGACCAGTGAGTACGGGTACTTCGGAACCGCCGGCCCCCGGTACAACTCATTGACCGCAAAGACCAGTTCCGTGGACGAAGACTGCACCATCTCGTAGATGGCCTGATCGGTGTACACCAAGAGCCTCCCGCCCATGGGAGCAATCGCCATGATCTTCTCGCCGAGGTTGAAGTCGTGGTAGCCGGCGAGGCTTTCGCTGTCCGGGAGCCAAGCGTAGGGGTCGTTGTAGTCGCTCCAGTACACCCGGTAGGGACGCAGTGATCCACTGTCGAGGACATTGGCCGCGAACACGAACCCACCCCATTGCTCCACCACCTTGGCGCTGGCCACGCCGATGCCTTGAAGTTCCGTGATGAAGTCGGCCGTCCAGTAGTAGCAGCCTGAAGGTCCTTCACCCATCTCCCAAGCCATCACCGGGTCGATGCCGTTGGTGAACAGGACGGTGTTGCCCAGCTTGGCCATCCGAAACCGCTTCGGTGAACAGGTGCAGTCGTCGGAGGTGGTCGGCCCGCCAAGGCCGTCAGCCAAGATGGTCCAGTTCCCACCACGGTCGTCCCCGGCGTAGATCCTGGACTTGGTCGCCGCCACCAGCCGGCGCTTCCCCGTGGTGGACGTCACACTCCCAAGCAACGTGGGCGTCTCGTGGCACTGGCCGCCGAGGTAGTAGGTCTCCGGATAGCAGTATTCCGTGGTCTCAGCCGGAGTGACCCGGGTGATGTCGAGCAGAGGGCCGTAGCCGTAGGCTCCCGCGACATTCCATAGCGAGTACACCCGTCCGATCAGCGTGGACCGCGCAGGGGTGGTGTAGTCGTAGGGCTCCGAGTAGAACCCCGACCCGTCGATCATCTGGTCGTGGAGGTCGATGTTGTTGACGCACTCGTTGTCGTAGCCGTAGCGCCTCCAACCATTGAGCCGGCAGTACGACTCCTGCCTGGACCCATCCATGTTCAGGACAAGACGGTAGTCGCCAGGGTTGACCGATCCGCTCTTGTTGCGGAGGTCCAGCCCACCACCCAACGGCTCCAACGTGATGTCCTTAAAGGCGTTCTTCACAGGGCCTTGATGATGTAGTACACGCCCAAGGAAGGCTGGATGTTGCTGTGGGCACTCCCCTTTGTGGTCCCTGCCGCCGCCGCCACACCGTCCGAGGTGGCGAGATTGCCGGTGTTCTCACCAGCCAAGGTCTCCGTGCCGATGTCGCCATGCACCACATGCTTGGCGTAGGAATCGGTGCCGGTCTTCTCCCAGTCGCGGGTGATCAGTTCCGCGTTGTCGTCACCCACCCCCTTGTCGCCGATGCCGTGGAAGTGGGGCTTTAGGGGAATCTGCGCCTCCGTCAACTCGATCTCGGCGGAGCCCACCGTGGTGCCCGCCTGGTAGTTGCCGCCAGCTCCGATGGGAACACGGTCCGTGAAGTTGGGAAGGTTGAAGGTGGTCGAGGAATCGCCGGATCCGTAGATCGTGCCGATCCGGGCAAACAGGGAAGCGTAGGTGGTGCGGGAAACCGCCTGCCCGTTGCACAGGAGCCACTTGGCCGAAGGCATCGACTGCGACGACCAGAGCTGCATCGACCCGATGGGAGTGAGGCGGTCGGCGATGGACTCAAGGACCGCGTCCTCGATGTTGCCGTCGGTGTCCAAAAGCCAGTCGAGGAACTCCCGCATCTGGTTCCGCAACTGGAGGGCCTTGAGCAGCTCGGAGCACAGGTCTCCAGCGGGATTCAACTCTTCAATGTCTTCTGCTTTGACTGGGCTGGACATGGCAGCCCCGATACTTGCCGATTTGTCAAGGCAGTCAAGGAGAAGGAGGACGCGACTGGAGGCTGGTGCGGAGGCCGCTGAAAAGGAAACGGCACGCCCACGAACCCGATTGCCAGACCGATGGGAGTCAAACGCAAGAAACCCTCCCCGGCCACGTCAGGCCACCTCCAGTCGCACCGAAAAGAGCAAGGCCGGAACCTTTCACGGGCTTCTAGGCCGCTACTCAGCGGAGTTTCCTCCACCCCAGCCACCCAGGCAAGGGTTCCGACCAACTACTGCTGCGGTCAAGTCTCATCCGTCCGAAGACAGCATGACCGCTCCAACCAGCTACAGGCTGGCGGGAAAGTTTGAGAACCCAAAGCTACCCGCACAGCAACACTTGGCCTTTTGCATCACTGCACTGCCTTGGGTTCAAATTGGCTGATCCGCTGATTAGAAGGTTTGGATTTCACAGCGTTCCGATTGCTCGTCTCTCAAACCAAGTCCTCAGACCCCTGGCACTGCTGCCAGTGTGCTTCCCCCGTCGGGATTCCCTACACCACGGATCAAAATTGGAGCGCCGGGTACCCTTCCGGATACACTCCATGGTCAGCCATTCCTAGGAAGCCCCACGGTACCATCGCCTAAGCGATCCGGCGCATAAAATTGATGACCAAGGCAGGACTCGAACCTGCTCCTCCCGGCTTGCGGCCAGGTGAACTCTCCGTGCCGCACGTTTTATCCATGGCTTTCGTGCAACATCATTCGACTTGGTCAAATTGGTGAGCGCGGAAGGAATCAAACCTTCGATTGGCGGTCTCGCAACTTACCGAAATTCCTTGCGGACTCGGATCTCTGCATCTGCCACGCGCTCAAAATGTCCGGTTGTGAAGGATTTGAACCTTCGGTTGGCCTAACTCAACGTCATCAAGCAGATTTTAATGACAATCGGTGGCGACCAACACGCACTGCATCGGGTCTATTATCTACCCGCGTCGGCTTTGACCATGCTCGCCCAACAACCGTATCAAAATGGTGGACTTGGCGGGAGTCGAACCCGCGTCCTTTGCTTAGATCACTGTGCGTTGACATGCTTATTAGGGCACCGGCCTCATACTCAGAGGTGACGGCGCCTCCACCAGCCTACGGATTACGCACCGCAGACACTGCGTTCCCATCGCACTTCAGGCGGCGACAGCAACCTCGCGATCCACATACCCGAAACGGGCAAGGATCTCGTCCGCCTCCGAGAGGGAGGGCGGTGCATCGAACAGGCTCACGTTAGTGTTGGCAGTTGATGTGTCGGTGGGTAGTTTTAACGAGGCCAACCACCATCCTCGGCATGAGTTCACAGATCCCGTCACAAAGTCGAGACCGTTTCAAGCCCACGTAAGATGTAAAAGAACCAACTACCGGTGGGCTCGTTACTGCCCACGCTCGGAACGCCATAGTCGCTCTCTACAAGCGAACTTCTGCGGTAGTCAGAAAGATCAGTTCTTCAGGAAGAACATGCAGGAGTTGCCGCCGGAGTTGTACTCCCATACAACCTCGCCTCGCTCCTTGAGCCAAGCGACCGCACGAGCTTGCGATTCCCAGGAGGTGTCGTCCATGACGAAGATGCCACCGGAGCGGAGCTTCGGCCACCACCGCTGGACATCCGCGAACGCCTGCGGATCCGCGTGGTTCCCGTCAAGATGGAGGATGCCGATGGAAGCGTCCGGGTACCGCTTGAACGCCTGCTCACTGGTCTCACGGAACAGCTTGACCACACCGCTCTGGAGCCGGTCAGCGGCCTGCGAGGCCCGGTTGAACACCGCGTCCAGCATAGCCTGGTTGCCCCAGAAGGGTTCGTGGGCCGTGCCCTCGTTGTCCTTCACCGCCGCCACCGCCGCCCAAGGGTCGATACCGTGGGCCTCGTAGGTGGGTAGTGGTGCGGTCGATCCGTTTTCCAGATGGGCCACCACCGCCGCCAGTGGGATGAAGGACTTCCCGCCGAACACCCCAACCTCCACGGTCAGGTTCGGGCGCAGGGTGTAGACGGCCTCCGCCAGCTTCACCGCCTTCTCCTCCCAACACCAGCCGTCGGTGACGAGATTGAAGTGGGCGAGGACATGATCACGGAGGTCCTTCGGAAGCGGTTGCAAAATGAGACTCATTCGATGGAGAAGAAGGTGACAGGAATGGGTTCAGCCGTCAATAGACAAATTACTTCTTTTCGCGATGATGTGGCCGCCGCTCATCGAGGGATCCCAGGCCAGTTCCCGCTTGTCGCCTCGGCCGTACATGTTCACGGAGAACCCGTTGTTCACCAGAACCTTGCCGTACTCGAAACCGCTGTCGCCCTTGAACTTCAGGGACAGCCAGTCGGTGATCTCCAGCCACGCCGGGTAGGCCAAGAGGAACTTCTCGAAGCCCTCCACGTCCATCTTGATGGCCCAGTGGTCCCAGCCGGTCGTGAGCTGGTTGATGGTCATTCCCGGGACGGACTCGATGTAGCCTTGGTCCGACGGTAGTTCCGCGGAACTGGTAGCCGGGTTCTCAGGGCTGTAGAAGTGGGCCACCTTGGCCACTGGAGTGCCGGCCGCAGCCGCCCGAACCAGCCGGATGTCCGGGTTGCGGTTGAGCTTCATGTTGGCCTCCAAGATGACGGTCGAGTACAGCGAAGGTTCAACTGCCTTGACGATGAACTTCCGCTTGGCCGCCATCAGCGCGAACACCCCATAGCAGGCACCCAAGTCCAGCACGCGGCAGTTGTCGGGGATGGAGGAAATCTCGTAGCAGTCCTTCCCAACGATCTCGTCAACCATCAACTGGGTGCCGGGGAGGTTGAGAAACAGGAGGCCGTTGGATGCGATGATGGGATTGGTCATTCTGTGAGGTGCTCCAAGGTGAGTTGGTGAGCCAACCGAGGCAGGATGGCGTAGGCTTTCAGATGGGGGATGGCCTGCTCCACAATCGCCCAGTCGATGTTGGTGTAGATCCGCTGGCACTTGTCCAAGAGGACCGGCAGGGCCTTGTGGCGAACAAAGTACGCATGCGTACAATTCGGCTTCTCCGTCCTCCAGACGTCCCCCTTCACATGGACGGCCCCGTGGTGACGGGCGTAGCAGGAGCCCACGAACAGGAGATCCCAGTCGTCCGGCACGTCCTCAAGCGCCCTCACCATCTTGCTGTACCAGCCGTCCAGCAACCGCACGTCGTCCTCCAAGATCATGGAGTAGTGGGCGGCGTCCAGCAGGTTGGCGTCGTAGATCGCCCGCCACAGGAACCAGTGGTTGATGCAGAGACTGGTGTGAGCCGGGGTGGGGGTGTAGCGGTTTCCGTCCGGCAACAGATGGCTGTTGGTGCAGGAAAGCCCAGCGATGGATCCGTTGATGCCGGTGAAACGCTTGTACCACGAGACAGCCATCAGGCCGCTCTGGCGCAGATGCTCTTCAGTTGGATCGGAACGATGCTCGAAACCCGGCACCGTGATCATGTAGGAGTGGAACATCAGAGATCCTTGAGCGGAATGCCAGTGAACCACTCGACCGACGGCTCCGTAGGGATCGGGAACGCTCCGCCTCCAAGGATGTGGCGCCGGAGATCCGCGAGCCGGGTGAGCCCACCACCGAAGTCGTTGGGGAACTCCTTGACGCCTTTGCACTTGTCCAGAAGTGCGTGGGACTTGTCGTTTGGGGACACCCCAGGGTCGTCTCGACGGAAAGGACGGTTCTGGTAGTGAAGCTCCTCGGATTCATACGTCATCATCCTAGGGTCGTATCGGAAGACGTAGCCATTGCGGGCAAGGGCCTCCCCAGAAATCGAGTCCTCGTAACCCATGCCGGCGCACCACAACGAAGGCTGGCCATTGATCAGCAGCATGGCTTCAACGGGAGCGGCGAACGAGCAGCCATACATCCAATTCGGCGGGCAGCGCAGGCTGACTTGGTTCAGCTTCAATCGAGCGTCCTCCCCGGGAGGATGGGGGGTGAAGGAGACGATGCGGCCGTTCTCAACCACGAGGCCCTTCACCTTCCGGTATGCCCCGCAGGCGATGTAGTGGACTTTCTGGGCCTCCAGCACACCGTCCATCCACCCAGGCAACAGGACACTCAGGTCGTCCACGTACACGATGTAGCCGTCAGGAGCATGGCAGATGGCCGTGTTCCGGGTGTTGGCTGCGTCGAAGTGGTCCTCCCTGGTCAGCTTGTGAGGCCCCTGCCACACGGTTGGAGCCGGTGGGATGTGGGTCGGGATGGGGCACCCAGCCTCGCTCGCCTTCCGGATGAACTCGTCGCGGCGGGAGTTGTCCGCGTCGTACCACATCCAGTAGTCCACAACCACGATCTTCAGGTCGCTCCATGAGACCCCGACGCGGGCGACTTCGTTGGCCAAGGAGTGGAAGAACCACTCGATCCGACAGTCCTTGCGGTTGGTGAGGTAGGCTACGGTCAGCATTGTGGGATCAGGATGGAGGAGATGGCCGTCAAGAGTCAACTTACAATCTTGGTCAGGCGCGACGAAATCCACGACTCCGGGATGCGAGCCCACCCACAGGCCACGTCGTTGATGCCGAAGCTGACCAAGAGGTCCTCACCGTCGCGGACGAGGCCGCAGGGGAACACCACGGCAGGGCTCTGTGGGATGGTGGGATCCTGGTCGGACCCCATGAGGATGGGATCATTGGTGATCGCAGTGACCCGGAATGGAGGCTTGTTCTGGAAGGTGTAGGCCCCCATGAAATACTTCATCCGAAGCCCCAGCCGCGGCACCGTCTTCCACGGAACAGATGAATGGAAGATGCACAGGAACTCGTCGTCGCCCCAAGGAATCGGAGGAGTCCCGCCTCGGATGTGGCCGTAGCGCCACTGGGTCGAGTATTCGTGCTTGAACGACTGCTCCACCATCCGCGTGTCCGTCTTGCAGACGATGTGCGGATGGGTCATGTAGACGAAGCTCAGGTCGCCGTCTCCGTCAAGGAACCAGATCCAGTTCTTCTCCGTCCCGCTGTTCCCGCCGAAGTGGCCGCTGTTGCCACCGTAGGATGGTGTCCAGATGGATTTGACCGTGAAGCTGCGGTCCATGTAGCAGAGGATCTGCTGCGGCTTGGGCTGTGTGCCTCCCCGCTCCCAGGAGCACAGGCTCAACAGGAAGCCTTCACCCCAAGGGATCACACGCGGATCCTCGATGTTCTCGTTTGATGTCCTGCGCGGGTACGCGACGTCCTTGGCCGGACCCAGGTTCATGTCCTTGTCCACGGTCTGCACCACGCAATCGCTCATGCAGGTGTGCCAGCTCCCACCGATCAGATGGGTGCGCCTCGTGGCCATGTGGAGCTTCTTGTCCACAAGGAAGAAGGCGTTGTTGAACAGGAACGTCTGCCCCTTGTGGGCTGGCATCTTGAAGATCCCGGCCTGGAACCCGAGGTTCTCAGCCTGCTTCGCAACACCCGGAGGCATCTGTACGTATCTGGGTTCCATCAGGAAACGGTGGTGGGCACCGACGACGTCGGGTGCTTGTAGAGCGTGAACGAGTCGATCAGGACGGACGTCGTGGACCAAGCCTCCACATCCAACACGTCGTTCCGGTCGATGATCTTGACGGCCCCGTTGTACGAGCTGTTGCGGACCTTCGACCCGGTCTGGACCGTCGAAGAGAATCCAACGAGATCCGCCCCACCGATGCCCGCCACGACATACGTCATCCCGTCCACCACGAGCCGCTCGTAGTTGTGGGAATGGCCGGACAGGACGAGGTCCACTCCGAGGTTGCGCCAGTCCCACCGCATCTCCGTCTTGCCAGGGGTGTAGTTTGAGGCGGACGTGTAGGCCGAGTGATGGAAGATCACCACCTTCCAATGGGCGTCGGACTCCCGGATCGCCTCCGTGAGCCACTGCGCTTGGTTGCTGGTGGACGTGTTGCCGTCCGGCTCAATCATCGTCCCGTCGCTCTTGATGCCGGTGTTGAGGATGAAGAACTCGATGTTCCCGTCGCGCACCGAGTAGTAGCGCCGGTTGCCGGGGAAGTAGGTGAAGAAGTTCTTGTGGGGCTCGCCACGGTCGGTTTCGAGGTCGTGGTTGCCCAAGGCCGCGTACACCTTGCGGGCCGCGATCTGGGTGGACCAGATGGCCCATGCCGCGCTGACCTCGGCGATGGTGCCGGAGTCGTAGGCGTTGTCCCCTCCGAACAGGTGCAGTTCAGGATCCCAACCCTTCATCAGGTTGGCCACCGCGGTCTGGGCGGCTCCCACCTTGCCGTGGTCGGAGGTGTAGGCGTACACCCGGTTGGGGGCGTAGGGGGTGGGAGCGGTCCGCTCTTTCGGTGTGCGATTCATTTGCATTGATGGATACAGACAGCCTCTCCCCTGTCGAGCATCGAGAGTCGGTCGGACAGGGTGTAGTGGTGGTCAAGACATCCGGAGTAGGACGAGCGCAGCCAGCCCACCGCATTCACGGCGTACTCATGCCCACGGCCACCGATGATCCGGCCGATGTGTAGGTCGTAGGGTTCGGTGGAGCGGGAATACTTCTCCAGCCCCATGCGCTCTGAGCCATCCAAGTACGACTCCTGGAGGATCTCCGGCGAGTAGTAGGCAATCGCCCCGTTCGGGTAGAGGCTGAAAATCGATGTGTCGGTGGCGCCCTCGAAGGCCATCATCCTGCCAGTGTCCTGCTGGTAGCGAGCGGCGTAGTCGATGAGGGCCATGGACTGCTTGTGGCCTCCAGTGAAACCACCCCAACAGACCGGGCTTCCAACACACCGCGGGGTCGGTCCAGCTCCCAAGAACTCCTGCCTCAGCACCTCGTCCCACCCTTCCCCCTTGAACCGGCAATCCGTCTCCAGGTAGAGCATCGCATCAAAGCCTTCCTGAATCGCCATCTTGGCCGCCTCCGCGAACACGCAGTTGGCCGCCCCGTAGCGGGCCTTGGGGTCCGTCATGTTCCCCTTCTCATAGTTGGGGATCGTGCGGATGGTTCGCCCCGCAATCGGGCGGTGGGCCAAGAACTCCACCGGCTGGTGCGGCTTGTTCTTGTCGAGGTTGGACAGGAAGCGGTCGTGGGATCCGTTCCCGAAAAGATGGCAAATCTGAAACACCTTGGCCGGGGTCTTTCCAAGAATGGATCGAACCTTCGCGTACATGGGCTCAATGGAGCCGTTGGACAGTCCGATGAGCGTCGTGGACTCGGGATGCTGGCGGCAGATGGAGTAGCGTTCCCGCACCACAAACACCTTGGACAACCGATCCGCCCGAAGCCACAGCAACAAGTCGTTCCCGATGACCATGGTGGCCTTGGTGCGTAGGGGCTGGAACCAAGGTTCAGCATCCCATTCCTTGAACACCGAAGCGACATACTCCCTCGGAAAGCAGCCTTGGATGGTGGAGATGGTGAGCTTCAGGCGCAACGCCACATCCTGCACCAAGCGGCCGTGGTACACGCCTTCCTTGCAGCGGAAGTAGGTGGATCCTCCACGAGGGATCCCATTTTCAAGGAACGTCGCATCCCACGCCGCCATCTCCCAGTCATCACGCTCACGGAGCTTCTCAGCCAACCCGGGAGCCATGAGGTCGTCGTCGTGGAGGAAGATGACATGGGAGCTGTCACAGGACTCCACGGCGTGGAGCCAGCAGCGGTTGTTGTCCCATAGAGGATTGCACACCACCGTCTTCGCGATCCCACCCATGTGGACGGAGCCGGACTCCAGAATCAGGATCTGGCCGTTCGAGAACCCGGCATCAAGGATGGACTGGTATGCCTGCCATGCCATCTCCTTTCGGTTGTGGACCGTCAGGATGACCGTGATGGAACGCTTGGACGGCCACTGCGGAACCGGAACATCCTCGCGGGCTAGAAGCTGGCGCTCCAATTGGCTGACTCGCGCCTGGAGCTTCTCCGCATGGGGCCTCCACATCTCGTCAGGTGGTCCCTTTGGTGCGGCGTGGCGGACGGTCAGCATCTGCGTGGATGCTCCACGGAAGATGGGTAGCCGTCAAGGCTTAACTCACCATGCGCGGCAGCTCCAAAACCCCGGTGTGGTCGGGTCCTTCTTCTCGCTGCACTTGTGGCGGGCGCGGAAGGATTTCCGGCGTCCAGGGATGGACTTCTTGATGGTCATGTTCGGATCCCCGAAGCGCACCTTGATGACACGTCCCGCCTTGTTCCGCACGTACACGGCGAACTTCTTCCGTTCCCCGGGAGTCCGGAACGGCTTGCGAAGGCGAACCTTCTTCCCTTTGTACTCAGCTTGCATCAGCAGGTGGAGCAGCCGCCGGGTGAGCTGGACGGAACGCAGGAGCGCCCGTCAGGCAACCGGTTCTGCCGTTTGCAGTCGATGATCATGTCGCGGACGAGATCGCGGTAGCGGACCTCCCAATTGGCAGCCTCGTTGGCGTCACACGACTCCTTGTGGGCCTTGCGGCTCTCCATGTAGTACAGGGCAGCCTGGATCACGTCGTTGTCAACGTTGCCCATGTCGTCCACCCACGGGATGGGATCCGTGTCGGCCCACGTCTTCTTGATGCCTTCCCAGCGCAGGATGCCCGTCTCCAAGGAAGACATCGCCGGGTAGGTCCAGATGTAGCCGTCGAACAGGGAGAACGAACGCACCTTCGCACGGGTCTCCGAGTCCACCACTTCCGTCACGTACTTGAGACCCAGCGGCAGCTCCGGGTACTCGTAGTAGTCGTCGCCAACGAGGTACTGCTGGTATGGATCCGGGATCTCGCAGGAGCAGTTTGTGGGGCCTTCAACGAGGCACTGGTAGTCGTCCTTGCCAAGGGGATTGGCGTGGATCTTCTTGCAGCGGGTCTCATTGTCCTCGGTCCAGAACTCCTTCACCACAGCACCCGGAGGCACCTCGAACACGGACGAGCCGCACGAGTAGTAGGTGGCTTGGAGGCCGACGTAGTGGAGGTGGGCCGTCTGGAGACACGCCACCTTGCGCTGCAAGTCGATTAGGCAGTCCCGGAGCCACCCCTTGTGCAGGGTCAACAGGCGGGCGGAACGGCCTTCAGGCCAAACCTTCCCGCTGACATCGGTGAAAAGCTCCAGGAACGTCATGGTCATTCAGCCTTCTCGGCTTTCTTGCCGCGCTTGGCTGTGGGCTTTTTCGCATCCTGCAAGGACGGAGGCAACGGGATTTCCGATGGAACCTCCAAAGGATGGCCCGCGTTGGTCGCCGCCGTGTACCGGCCCGTGGACGGGTCCAGCAGGTTTGGGCTACTTACGGCCGCAGCACTTCTGTCGTGCTGGTCCAGGCGGTCGATCCGAGGCTTGGGCTGCGCGTTGGCGGTTAGCAAGTTCAACCGCTGCTGACCATCGTGCGCCTTTTTTTTTAGCTCCTCCAGCTCAGAGGCATCAGAAACCTCACGAACACCCCCTCTCCCGTGGGCCATCATGGTCCGCAGTTCGCTGACGATGACGGGGTTGTTGGTGGTGAGGATGCCGGTGTCATCCCCAATGGCGGTGAAATGGATCTCATCTCCGCGGGACGAACGCAGCGGACGACGAATCCCCTCTCGAACGAAGTGGTAGTTCATGGTTGTTTCTCGGACAAAGTCACGTTGTGGGCATTGACGATCACCCCAGGCGGCGGAGGTGGAGGCGGCCCAGCCTTCTGTATGGTCACGACCTGCGAAGCCTCAGCCAACCCCTTGGCGGCATCCTGGGCTAGCTTCATGAAGCCCTGCTGCGCCTTGATGAACCCGAGCTTAGACTCCATGTCAGGAGCCTCCAGCACCAGCCTCCCAGCCGCCTCGGCAGCCTCCTGAGCCTGCTCCGCGCTCATCAGGAACATCCCACGGCTGATGGCGACCGCGCCAATCTGTTCCACCGCTCGGCCGAGGACAGAATGGGATTCAAGGATCTTCGAGTTCACCACCCGAAGACCCAGCCCCTTTGCCGCCTCGTCAATCTCCTTGGCGTTCAGGTGGAGCTTCACGGCGCCCACATCCTTTTGGCGCTTGGGGTTCCCTTGGGATAAGATTATGTCTCCGTTTGTCACTTGGTTCAAGAACTTTTCTTAGCAACCTCGTCGCTCATCTTGAGCGAATGATTCGTCGGCGCACTCATGGTTTCAATCAGCCAGTTGCCGCAGGGCTGAATTTTTATTTTGCCACCCAGCCCGTGTTTCCAGTTCCACTTTCCTTGACGTACAAAGTCGATCCAGCGCCGCCGTCAGTACGCAGGAAAAGGCTGCCAACTGGAGCCGTGACCGCCGCCTCCGGGCTGCCAGTACCGCTGAAGATTGCAGCGCCAGACGAAGAACGGAGACGCAGTCCAGTCGAAGCGGACGACCCGACGACGACATCACCGCCGCTGAACTGGAGCGCTAGATTCT